TGGGGAAAAGTAGAGTATGTAATATTACACGGCATACCTTTATGGAAATCCTAACCATATTCTATATTTATTCCCTAATCTTTATCTAGCTCTACCTTTATGGGAGCATATAGGGTTAGCCAATACCTGATCTAATCTCCGGGGCTATGCAGAACCTAATTGACAACCTATACATAGGTATTACATCAGTGTAATTTGCATATTTATGACCTCAAAACACACACTAAAATTCTCACAAATAAAAACAGCTTCATTTATGAGCATTTTACTGCCTTTTTGATTCATTTAATAGACAAATAGTCTATTTATTCGATAATTTATAACATTTATGCACCTTTATGGGGACTATATTAGTGTACTGTTATACATATGAACAAGCTTATCCACAACCTGTTGACAACTTTAAAGCCGGGTTATAAGTCTTATTGTTTCCCCTAGATAGATAGATACCCTTACTAATAGCTTTCCCGCACACATTTGAGCGCGCTTTATAGGATCGCTATACATATTCTGGGATATCTCCAAATAAGTTCCTTTTAGATATCTCGTATCTAATTAAAGGAAGTTATCTTGAAGAGATACTTCTATCTAAGGTCTATCTAGGACTCTATCTACCTATCTATTCTTCTATCTGTATTAGAACCCTTCAGCCCGAATTTTTCAATGTTTTCTATTAGGGTATTGGTTTCCTGTTCCTTATCCTGTTTGATAGTCTCTACAACCCCTTGAAGGAATGATTTTTTAAATATCATTTTCAGCTGCCTATTGGCTTGCCAAATGATAATCCGGTTCCTTATCTTTCTCATACCTAAAACCAACCTATAACCTTTTCTATGGCATCTAATACTAGAAATAATACCCCGAAACCGACCAACAAAAGAAATAGCATATCCCCCAAGTTATCATCGTCATTTAGTGAAGTAATAGCCTTACGAGTTACATATAGTAATATCAAGCATAAAAACTCTAAAATTAACATACCTTAAACCCGACCTTTCTTGTTATTGAATATCCCATCAATCATGTCCATAAAAGCCTCTTGATATCCTGGTCTATAAGTCATCTCAATTGGTTCTTCTTTTCCTTCGCAATCATGCCCATAATTGGTTTCCTCAATGGATAGCCAATTCTCGCACTCTTCACACTTCATTTCTATCATTATATTTCTCTTCCTTTTTCTATTAATTCCTTGATACTGGATAGTATCTTTTTTGGCCACTTTTGACCAACCTTAATGTCCACAATAATGTCCACATCTTTTCCACAACTATGTGTGGATAATTCCTCAAACGAATAAGGCTCTAAACAGTTGAGACAATATCTCATTCCATATACCATCGTCTATTCCAACCCATTCCTTTTCTTTGATAAAATCGTACCTTTATGGGGGGTGCAAAACCCTCCCCTATTCTTTGCTGAGAGATAACTCTAAGGCAATCTCACGACTTTTAAGAATAGAAAAGGGTCTTGAAAGCCCAACTAATTTCTTTACAATTAATGCAGCTTATTGAAAATTATCCTAAGTATTATTTATACTCACCCTTGGGGCAATTCTTAGGCTGTTTTTCCTTCTGCAATCATAGCATCATCCAATGGCGAAACAATAATTGATTCACCTTTTGAAGTCAATCCAAAAAGACATCCGGCATTATTTCCTTCAGGATCAGAAGAAGCATAAATCTTACTTCCATCGTCAAAGATAATCATAACTGGATACCCGCCATAATAATTTTCCCAACCCTCAGCTTCAAGTTCAAGATTATTCATCATCCTGACTTCTTTAACTTTTAATCCAATTGGGTAGGCTACTTGCTGTGTTTTACTCATTTTATTCCTTTTCTGTATTTGGTTCGTAATCTCCGTATTTGTCAAAGAATACATTTAATCTTGATAATTCTACTTCCCATTGTTCTGGGCAATTGCCATCGTGAATGTTCTGTAATTTCTTCAACATCATATAAGAATTATCTGTCAATTTCCAAGCAGGATTTGATTTAATAACAGAATCCCAAATTTCTTGATTAGGTTCAATTGTTTTACCTTCAAATTCTCGATCATAAAATTGATCTAAAATCAAACAGCCAACTGCACATTTAGCGTCAGAAGCAGTTTCAGCCAATATATCATAAAATATATCGAACTCATAATCTTCACTATGGCTATTAGGATTTTGTTCTCTATAAGAATCTATAGCCTGTTCTCTTACATCATCTAAAGTTGTAGAAAGATACCCACGATATTGACAATCCTCAGTATCACTCCACGCTTTAGCATTTTGTGTTAGCAAATGCTCTTTAACAAATACAAATGCTTCATAATCATTTGTAATTAACGACATTATTCTTCCTCCTCATCGTCTTCAATTACTTCCCCTTCAATAACACTGAAAAGACCATTTAAATACCCTTTCAATTGGTTAGGGCTAATCCCCCTCAATTCAGATTCAATCTGGTTAATAATAAACTCAGTCATATCCTTACTTTCAGGAATTTGGGCAATATAGCGCCCAACTACATAATATTCTTTTAGCATTTGTTTTCTTTCTTTTATTGAGGTTTAGGGATGCAGGTTCGTGAACAATATAATGTATTCAACTCTTCATAGATAATACCTTTTATAAGCGTTCTAGAACAAATTGGGCAAGTAAAAGGTGGAGCTGTTTTTGAACCAAAATACTTGACTGCTTTGCCAAGTAAAACCTTCTCCTTCACAGTCATAGTTGTTATATTCTTTTTTGCTGGCTTTTTTGCGGCCATATTATTCTCCTATTTTTTCTGGATTGTTGAATGAGTCTTCAAACTCTTGTTTTGCTTTCCTCAAAAATGCTTTAATTTCATTTTCTGAAACTAGATTATCTCTGTAATGACGAGCATGTTCTTGGATGTATTGCTTAGCGATTCTCTTAACCCAAACCGACTCTGATTCAGTAGAAACATTTGTTCCTAATCCAAAATGCTTTACAACAACTTGAGGCGTAAGATATGTATAAACAACTTCTTCACCATCCCAAACGCTATATAGATGAAAATTATCGTACTTTTCAAAGAACTTCCATCTTGCATAATAGTCTGGAGCCGATTTATAAGTAATAGAACCAACACCTAATGCCATAGAACCAAAGATTAATGATTTTGTTTCTACATTTACATCTTCATGTTCACCCGGTTTACCTTCATTTACCTTTGTCCAAAGCTCATCTGGATGATCTTTGAAATACTTTACTTTTTCTGTTGACCAATTAAGGCTCATTTTATTTCCTTTGTTTCTGTTTCTTTTATTTGATAAGCATGATCCATACCACAATCGCGGCATTTATAATAAAATAATCTTCCAAGCCTGCCTAATGGCATTGCTTGACCATCACACATAGTGCAATAGATTCCTGATTCATACGGCTCTTCCATTACTTGCTCGTATACTTTTTTAAATCATCAAGCAATTCTTGAGGATAATCTGTATCATTCCCCTCATCGTCTACTTGCCCAAAAAATACAACATTGCCAGCAATATAATCCCCAATAAGGATTCTTTGTCCTGAGTCATACCATAAGTCAGTAGCAATCTTATTTTGCTCCAATTTAACCATTTTCCCTTGGTCATTGCAATAACAAAAGTATGGCTTGTCTCCAAAGCTAATTGGTTCAATATATCCATCCACAATGTACTGCAATTCTTTGTAGCCATTTCCATATTCATATTCTTCAATTAGCCCATCAAAGCTAACAATCAATGCCTTAGTCATTATATTCTCCTTTTAAAATATATTCTTTAACTAACTCAATCATTTTGTCGAGATTATCGTCAATAATACCTAAATCGTCATAAGTTTCATGACCGGCTACTTCATCATAATTATTAGTAATATCATAAGCTGCAAACCAAGGTGTATCGTCAAAGTTATCTGGATTTAATTTCTTTAAATCAGCATCAGTTTTAATGCCATTATTTAATAAATCCCAAAAGTCTTTCATGACGATATCTTTATATCTAATCGTCATCTCCCCATCACAGGAAATTAAAACTTTTCTTTCATTCCCAGTTATAATACAAACTGGGGTGTGATGATAACCTTCACAATAGAACATATCCGTTCTTTGTTTTGGTTCATTTTCTGTAAACCACTCAATATTAAATTCCATTAGTATAATCCCAATTCTTGTCTTTCTTCTTCTGTTATATTTATTAATAAAGTTTTACTCCCCATTGGGGCATCGTGATGTGAAAGAGAATATTCAATTTTATTTTTATATACACTTCCACGCATAATCCAACCACTGCGAACAGTCATACCTTCAACCAATTGTTCAATACTTTCGGCATAAAATAAACCACTATGATTACCATCCCATAGTTTTAAGTTTGATACTTTCCACCAAGATGTTTCACTATTGTCAAATAGTTCTTTTGTAGCCATAGTAAAATAGTCCAACTGATCATTAAAGCAATCTCCATAGCAATCTGATGAAGAAGTAAATGATTCAGTTTCTTCATTATAATCTTGACAAATACATTCGTTTGTTAATTCAAATGGAAATCCAATTATTTCTTCTTCATTAATCTTCGTTGACATAAATCTCTACCCATTCTCCTTCGTCTGGTAAATTACAATTCTTATCTTCAAAAATATCTAAGGTCGATTTATGACCCCAGCCATTCTCATTACTCCACCATTGACTTTCCCAATACCCTGGGGTATTTGGCAATGCTAATAATGGAGTTCCAATAAGATGTATTCCGTAGTTAATTCTCACTTTTTATTCCCTTCTATAGTTGGATTATATCCTTCTACAGATTTAATTCCATAGTGAACTTCTCCACTACCTAAAACAGATTCACTATTTCTACCTAACAATGCTTCATAAACCATATCTTGGGCTTCTCCGTGACTCATTGCTTCAACAAAATATGTACCTGTTGCTGTAACTGTAAACATTTGCATTTTTCTCTGCATTAATATTCCTCTCCATTTTCATCCATAAAGATAAGATCATTCATATCTGCTTTGTGACCCCATCCACAACTAAAATCATCATTTGCATAATGATGAATCATTTCAATAATGTCATCTAAGCCGACTTCAATATCATTACCAGTAGATCTATTGTCTTCTAGTATCTGATTGTAAATATGCTCTGTCTCGTATGTAATTGTTTTAATTACATTGATTCTTGTAGGCCATTCTTCATTAAATTCTTTGGTCATTATCAATCCTTTACTTTAAATAGGTAATCTATTTTTTCAGTCCAAGTTGCAATAAAATCTTGTTTGTTATCCTCAGTCTTAAAAGATTGAAGATTAGCCATATTATTGACTTCAAGTTTTAGAGTAGCAATATCATCAGCAGACCATTCTCTGCTTTTAGCAAAATGTTTTATTTCACTCATTGATGCTTCGCCTCTTTTCCATACTGAATAATCATCTGAGTAATTGTAATACCAATCTACTTTTCTAATCTTCCATATAATCTCTTGTGCTTCTATTGAATTCATTTTTTTATCTCCTGTGCTTCATAAAAATCAAACTCTTGATAGATATCATCTGGCTCACCAAATTCACCACTCAAAAGTCCTTCATCTAATTTTTCAATTGCTTCTTTTTCTGTTTCAGCTTCAACATCATACATTTCTGCATAATGATAAAACTTAGTTACTATGAATTGTTTCTTCATTGGGTTTTCCTATACTCAGATACAGGCAACAATCTGTGACCTGTATTCTTATCTAGACTCTTATAATATTCTTCCCATTTAAAATCATAACCGGCTCTTTCAATAATCTCGATTACTTCATCAAGGCATTCTCCATCTGTATAATCTTCTCCTGGCAATTGAATTGCCTGAATGATTAACTTAACCATTTTACTTTTTCTCATTATTTTCCAATACTCTAGATGTTGCTAGATTTGCAAATGCTATTGAAAGCTGAGCGTGAATCTGAGCTTCAATCAACCCAAAAGGAGTTGTGTTATAAAATACTCCTTTTTCTGGTTTTTGCGAAAGCATTAACTGACTTGCACAATCTGCGTGAAAGATAGCCAATGCTTCATAATTTTCTGTTTCAATATATTGATCTTGTACTTCAATATCATCAATTGACCAACTTAGTGCTTTTCTCATATTTATTTCCTTTTTGTTAGAACTGTCTGGTATCAAAATCATCTGTTGGATGTAATACCAATGTAAAGATACCCTCGGAAGGTAAATCTACTTCTTTTACATTAATCCACCAATCATTTTTCTGATCACTGATTACAATTTGAACATCATCTTCAAGTACTGATAGAATCTGTTTCAAATCTTTTACAGTAACTGTTGGGTTAAAGTTTGTTGTTTTAGTTTCAAACTTTTCAGTCATTACTGACAACCAGTCAAAGTATTCTGCAATCCATTCATCAAACGACAATGGGAATGGGCAATTAACTGATGTTTCTCCATTATCTTCATGTGATAAATTTTCCCAAGCCATAGCCAAAGAAATAAACGGTTTCCATAGCGCACTAGCAGCTTCTATGAATTTCTTTCTTGTATTATAACTCTCATTGAAGAATGTCATTTCTTCTTCTGATACTAATCTATTTGGTTTTCTTTCCATTACTATCCTTTTTGTTTTTGGGTATAGAAAAAGAGATTAAGCATAGGAAGGAATATCCAGTAACGACCTATACTTAATCTCTTAGTGCTTCCATTAGGATTCGAACCTAAAATAACGGATTAGAAGTCCGTAGTTATATCCCTTTAACTATAGAAGCGTGGTAACATATTGATTGTTTTTATTCACACATATGTTAGGCATGAGGTTTTACGGTAACAATCAACCGTTGCTTATTGCTTACTTATACTTTTCGTATTCAGCAATTAGATATTTTCTGTACTTGCTCATAAACTTATTGTAAACGGAATCTGTATATGGTCCGAAATAACCATCTACAAACTTAACGCCAATAATTTTCTGTATACCAAATACATGCTTACTTCTTTCGCCAAGATGATATTCACGAAGAAGCGTTTTTGCAGGGAATTTTTTAAACAAAACTGGATTTCCAACATTCTTTTTACATCCCCAGCCACCAAAGCCAACTGGTTCTCTAAAGAATGGTTTATTGTTTTGTCTATCCTCAAATGTACGGAATTCATTTTTGGTTTGATAACCCTGAGTTGAAATCCTATTAGCAATAATAATTTGCTCATCTATTGTTGCTAATTCTGGTTTTGATGCAAATTCTAATCCACCAAAACCTTTCCAAGTTTGTTTATAAATACCCAAACCCCCAGACCATTGCCCAGTATCTTTCCAATCGCCACCAGTTTCACATTGTGCCATTCTATGCCAATATAAATCTAAAGCTCTTGCTTTACCATTTTCGCTAAATGCGAGTTTTGGTTCTACTACAACATTTTTTGCTGACGCATTGGTAGTTGTAACACCAATTAATAATGCTGTACATAACAGCATGTTTGTAATTTTCTTTTTAGTTTTCATTTTCGCTCCTTAAAACTTTTGGTTTTACATAGGGCTAATTTGTGTCTACAAACACATTAATCCTAAGTATTAGCATTTTGCTAAGGTTGCAAAACAAGATCACTGCAAAATTTTATAATGCTACTTGTTCTACATGTTTATATTAATAGGCACCACCTCCTTAAAAAATGGATAAATACAATTATATCACTTAATATAATTTAGTACCGAATATGGGAATTGAACCCATTCAGGAAACTTATAAGATTTCTTCCGTCAAACCGTTCGGACCATTCGGTAAATTTAATTAACTAATTATCACTAGGTTTTTCATTAAATAAATCTTCAATCTCTTTAAGTTCTAATAGAATCTTATCTAATACGCCTTTTGCTTTACTAACATTGAGTAATGGATTATCGAGCAAATGCTCTCTAGCAATTGCATAATCCATAGCATAATCGCTTAGTATTCTTTCAACTGGAACATCACTTGCTTCTGATACTAGTCTAATAAAAGAACCTAAGTGATACAAAAGGCCATAGATTAATCCCGGTAAAAAGATTTCATCAGACTCTTTGCCTTCATTTTTAAACGATTCTAGAACCATTTGCATAGAAGCAATGTCTTCAATTAGGTAAGATGAAAATATCTGAATTGCATAATCTGTGTATAAATCCTGTCTTTCTGTCATTTTCTAATACTTCTCCAAACCATGAATATAGCAGCTATTGTATAAACAAGAAAGAATACATCAAGCATTTTGTTTAGCAATCTCTTGTGCTTCTCTTTCGGCTTTCCACCTCTTTGACCATTCTGCTAATTCAGTATCTGATTTACTCATTTTACCAAATTCGTAAGCCTCGGCTTCATGTTTATCATAGTCAATAGACATTTCACCTCTTTTAAGTAGCATCTTGCCATTAGTAAATACATGTTGATAATAATCACCATCTTCTTCACCTTTCCATTCAATAAAACTACCTTCTTTTACAAAGCCGGCAAAGCAAGACAAGAAGTAATCTTCTGATCCAACCTTATCGTTATAGTGAAGAGAATTTAAATTGCCATCTTCGTCATACCCAATTTCAAACCCAATTGCCAGCAAGATAGAAGCCATATCAGAATAAATTTCTGGATAGTTATATTCCATCCAAGAAAACCAAGCGTTTTTGTTGTATCTTTCTTTTGATCCATCTTCATCTTTATTTCCAATCATTCCACCACGCTTTAACTCATCAAAGTCGTTTAGTTCACACATTTTCTTATAGACATCTTCAAAGTGTTTCTTATCAAGAAACAGATCTGAATCTATTGTTGTTACATAATAACCCATTTTTATTTTCCTTTTTTGTTGTTGTTATTAGGGTAGGGATAATGGGACTTGAACCCATATAATATTTCTATTGGAAAGTTTTAAGCCTTCTGCGTATGCCAATTCCGCCATATCCCCGAGTTTATTCGTGAGGCAATTTACACCAAGCAATCTTTTAGCTAATGCTTTAGAAAGTTTAGTATGTGTTTGAATCACGAATAGAACTAATACAGAGTTTCTTGTTTTTGAAACTTATCTGTATATTTAAATAATCTCTTTGTATAGTTTGCCCAATCATTCTTATGCAATTCCGTATGGCAATCGTAGCAAAGCAAAACCAAATTGGTTAGCTCATCATTTCCTCCATTAGATACCGGAACAATATGATGAACCTGCAATGAATGACTATCAGGTTTTTCCATACAAAGACGACATGTAAAGTCATCTCTAAGTTTAATTTGCTCTCTTAGTTCTGACTCAACTCCATGTCTAAATGTTCCATTTTTAATTTTCTTTTGCGCTTTCTTATAGTTAGCGTGTGTTACTTTGCTATCAATGATTTCTTTACATTTATCATTTTGACACCACCTTTTATTCCTATAGAACTTAGTTTGTGGTATGTAATACATACAACTACATCCAGCACAAATAACTTGGCGATTACTTGACACTATAAAAGACCAATCTTCCTAAGTGGAGATTGACCTTGAGCATCACCAATATTCTTATAGGAATAGTTCATCCTAATGTTTTTAGAAAAAGCTGCCCCAACTGAATCAGATTGAAATATGCTAATAATTTCGTTGATACCAACATCACTATAAACATACGAATCACCTGACTTAAATGTAACACCTAACATTCCTTTATCCCCATCGTTATGATAATGAATAAACTCAATGGAAGATGATTCAACATCTGACCAAGTAATATCGACTTTTCCTTTTTTATTTCCAATATTAATCATCTTTTTTAATTCCTTCTGGCAATTCGCCTTTTTCTATCAAATCTGCGTGATAGGCAATGTTCTTAGTAATTTCTCTATGTGTTGCAGAATTCGGATTATAAAAGAATTCTTTTACATATCCGGAAACATTAGAGTCAGTTGAATACTGAAAGATTCTTGCATTCCAATTGTCAGGCTTAAACCCATACTGATTCTGAAACACTTGTGAAGCCATAGACATAGCTTCTTGTACAGATTTTACAGACTCAATTTTAATTGGGAATCTATATTCAACAATAAAATATTCATTATGCTTTGGCATTATACGAGCAAAACTCCTAACATTCCAATAGCATATAGTGTTCCAATAATTATGATAACCGGGAAGGCTATTACAAATAGAAACATACAGGCTAGAACTAACATAGCGCATCTGATTAGATACATTTTGCTCTCTTTCATATAGAAGGTTCTAGCCATTCTATATGCTTCAGCTATTCAATGCTTTCCAAACCATGCCTTAGTTTAAAAATTTCACAAGTCAGATTGCCAATCTTAGAGTCTGCTAAAGACCTAAACAATCTTCCTTCCATATCTCCATCGCCAACACTTGTCGAATAATGATCATATTCATGAATCAAAGTTGCAACAAGTTCTTCAATTGTTCCATTTATAAGATGTAGGCTGCTAATAAGAATTACTTTCTCCATTTCAGCATTATCACCATTTGGTACGTGCAAAGTCATACCCAAAGCAGGAACTTCTGAATCCTCATCTTCAATATAAACTCCAACAATACCGTTAAAGTTATTTTGAGGAAACACATCTTGAACAATATCAATAGCATTATTAAGCCTTGAATAACTATCAATATCCATAGTATATTGATACTTAAATGCCTCACCAAAAATGCTACCAGCTGTCTCAATCTTTTGAGAAGTCAAAAAGTTATATACACCTTCATTGTCAATCTCAATCGCACTATAACCTCTTGATTCAATTGTTTTTTCAACATTAAAAGATAGGTCTTTTTGTTCAATGATTACAGATTGAGGAAATACTTTTTCAAATGTATTATTCCATTCTGGGTTTGTTAAAAATGCATACCCAAATATATGAGCTGGAATGTTACTGGTTTCATAACTATTTTCCAATTGATCATTAACCATTTTGATAAGAACTTCTTCAATAAGTTCTGAACTCCTCATTTCAGCCAAAGCCCGGACTATTTGCAAATGCATATTCCATTGACTAGCAACAGTTCTCTCTTCATTCAAATCAATATCGTGAAGTTCATAATCAAAATAACCTTCCATTGGTTGCAAACTTTCATTGTTTTCGTCAGTAAAAACCAATACGCCTTTTGTATAAACACGAAATGAACCATCATAAGGCTCATACAAAGAAAAAGTTTTACCTTCATATATTGGCTCACGATTTACTGAGAAATACTTATCAAAATCCTTATGAATTTTAAGCATCTCTTCTGTAGCAGTAAAGTAAACAGAAAACTCACCTTCAACGGATTCAATTTTATCAACATCTACGATATCAATTGTCCAGGGCAATCCGTTAAGCGTATGCTCATCCATTGCATTAGCGACTACTTCACGATAAATCTGAAAGTCATTTGTCCACGAAAGAATACCTGCTTCTGAAGTAAAAGACGAAGGCTTTTCATAATCATCATATTTATAAAAGATGCAAGGGATATCGTCATCATCTTTTACGACATATTGAAGAACATATTTACCCTTCTTATCGCTTCCTGCAAAAGCCCAGTCCATTCCTTTTCTAATTGCAGCAATTGGGGCAAACTTAATACCAGAACCAAACTGACCTATTGTCTCATTGTTTTCTCTCTTAGTAGACAAACCTAATTTCTCAAGGCCAAGACGATTTACTTCTTTAACCTGATTTGTGACTTTGATGTATTTCATAATATATTTCTTTCTTTATGGGCGACATAAAGGGGTGACTTTATAGCCACCCCTTTACATCATTGATTGATTAAACTAAATCCAAAGGGATTTCTGTAGGATATAACGCTGCTAAACGCCTTGCTTCACTTCGCTCTTTTTCAGCATTCAAAGCGTCATTATATTGCGTAAGTTCCATTTGAAACTGTTCACGTAGCAAAGGCTTTGCCTCTTCAATAATCTCATTCTTAGCATCTTCAACTAATTTACGAGCTTTTCTCTTATCAAGAGCGTTTTGAATACCATCAACAAAATCTTCATCTTTAAGCAAAAGGTAACGAATAGTTGATTGAATAACTTCAATCGCAGCTTGACCAGTACTACAAGCATTAACTGGACTAAAACTTTGCATCAAATTTCTAACATTGTTTTCAATATCAAGATCGCTAGTATCAATATACTCACTCAAATCCATATGCCGAATTACATCTTTAATGTCGCTTTCAACATCTAAGTTATAGTCAACCCAGCTTTGAATCTTATCATCAAAGTCGTAATTATCAATTGATGATTCAATTTTGTCATCAAAATCACAACTGTCAACTGCTAACTGAACCTTATCTTGAAGGTCTTCTAAAATAGCTTCAGCAAGAGTTTCTAAACTTGATTCGCTAATGTCCATTGTTACTTCTAATTTTTCCATTTTACTTATCTTTCTGTTTCTGTTTCTGTTATTTGTGCTGCAAAATCCCAAAGATACGAATTCTCTGAGATTTTTCTTTCGGCGTGGTCAAACCAATCTGCATAGTGATATTCCATTCCTCTAATGTAACCATCATTATCAGTTTTAACTTCAATCCAATCTGCTGGCCCACCACCTGACAAAGTAATTTTAATTACTTTATAAGATTCAATATGAGCAGGGAAGTCTGACAATGCTCTTAATGCTTCTTCAACCTTTTCGGCTTCAGCTTCATTATCTCCAAAAATGTCATTTAGTTCTTCTAAATATTCATTTCTATTTTTCATATATGAGTCAATTATTTGCTCACAATTTTTATCTTCTGTTTTCATAGTGACATATACCTTTCCATATTTGTCATAAAATCCTCAAATGTTTTTGAGTATCTTAGTATTTTTTTCATAGATGCAAATACTTCTGCAATTTGTACAAACAACGAAGCCATTCTATCTTCTAATATATATTCTTCAAATGACATATAGTCATCAAATACTGCTTCCAAAGGCTTACCGTTATAGTGAGGCTTAAGCCAACCTTCAGATCTACCTTCCATACTGTAAGTATCAAAACCATAAAGATTACATAAAGTCATAATTTTACTACGAAAGAAGTAAATTGCTTCGTCATATGCTTTCTCAAAGTCTTCTTCAGACATTTCATTAATATGGGCATAAGGATGTTTTGCATTAAATGCATAACACTTTTCATGAACCATAAGTCTATGTGGATTCTTGTAGTTATTTATTGATATAAAAACTTCGCTCATCTAATCTTTCTTCCCGGATTTGTATCCTTTTTCATATTCTTCTAAAATATTTACTTTTGTTATTGATTTAATATAATCAACTTCTTCCTTATGAGGTGGATTATATTTGTTTGTTTTAGCATGATAGAACCCAATGGCATACCAATATTTTTCTACCGACCGGGCCATTAATCAATTTCCATTCTAATTTCACAATTAATTCTCATCTTCCTCAATATCCTGATCCTTATCTTTCTCTACGATTACTGGTATATTTAATTTCTTAGATATTTCAGCCATAGATACTTTTACTTCAAAATTAAGATTTTCATCTATCATTCTACTTTCTCAATTTCACTATAAGTATAAGAAATGTTACCTAAAAATGTAGGAATAGAACTTCTCATTTCTAACATGTCTGCAATTTGTTTTGCTTCATTTAGTGAAACATCATTAAGGATTGTTTCGCTAATGATTTTTACTCTAATTTTAGTTTCTAACATTACTTTTAACCACAACTGATGCAATTTCTTTAGTTAGTACAGAATACTGTCTACGAACTTTGCTTCTTTCTTTTGGGGTTAGTCCACCCCAAATACCAAACTGTTCATCATTTGCAATTGCTTCTTGTAAACATTCAACCGATACTGAACATAATGCGCAAAGTGTTTTCACACTCCTTACCTGTTCAGCAGCACCTTTCGTACCAATTTCTGGATAGAAAAAGTCAGTCTCTTTGCCTTTGCAATACGCTTCCAAACGCCATTTCTCATTCATTTCCCAAATCCCAATACGGTAGAGATTTTGATTCTTCTCTCATTACTGGAAGCACTTCTTCCTTCAAAAAGTCATAATATTCTTTAGTCTGAAAACCATCTGTTATGAGATTAGAAAGAATGTTGGAATAGTTAAAGCAAATGCCTAACACAACTCCAAACACATTGTCTTCTACTAAGACAGTTTCTCCATCTTCATCTTCATAACAAAGGTTAATACAACTCATCATCATTTCCATACGACTGTCATCGGATGTGAAATCTGTTCTAGAAAATATATCTACAATATTTTCTAGAAGCATATGCGATTCAGAACCGTCTGTCATTCCGTCAGCCATACTACTTTTCATTTTTTGAATATGATCAAAATCTTCTTGTTCAAACATTTTACTCTTTAATTATCTCTTTCTTTTTTTCTTTTAATACCAGATGGCAGAGCCATCTCCATTTTTACCAACAAACTTAAGCCACCACGCAGCATAAATCCAATCCCTAATATAGCTCTCTTTGTTTTGCTCAGGTAATTCGCCATTCTTAACCATTTTATTAACAGTATGTGACCAAGATTCTGCATACTGAAACATAACATCAGACATTTCTAAACAAGTATCTGAGTCAATACCATCATCACTATTTCCGTAGAAGTCGGAAGGCATATCATTATCAAAATCACTATTGTATTTTTTCAAGTCAGCTAGCATATAATTGCCATACTTACCTCTATACCAACAATCAGTTCCAAACATTCCATAAACTGGAGATGTATCTTTTAGTAATGGGTCATTTTGATACTCATTCATATATGGACAATTACCACATTGTTGAGTTGCTTTGCAATCAATTTGATTATCTTTATTCTTTACTGCAATGCTTTCACAAGGGTAAGTTTTTGGCATATTGTCTAAACCCATTACTCACCCCTAAAAAAATCAGTAAATGCATCAGAAAGACTACCTGTAGCGTCACCAAAATCAAAAACTGGTGAATCAGGCTCATCACTAAAATTAAGAATACTTCCAACCAATCCTTTTTCAGAACTTGAACCGGAGATAATAAGTTGAACTCTACGCTTTTGTGGATGCTTACTTGGAGCTCCATCTACTTCACCATTTGAATTCAAAGGTGCAGCCCAACCCCAAGTAATAATTGATAGATAATCAAATGATTTTACATTCTCAAAATCTGAAAGACTACTGATAAGATCATATACATCTGCTGAGCGAGTAATAACCTCACATTTTAGATTATCTCCATCATGATGCAAACCATAAGCAGTTGCTGAGTCTTGATTCATATCAAATCTCAATGCATTATTGATAAGCTCTAGTGTTTTTGTTTTTTCCATTGTTTTTTCCTTTTTATTTTTTTCTATTTTTATTTACGGTTCGCCGATTACATATTCTTCAAAAAGATAACTTTCATCAAAATATCTTGATACTAATTCTGCTTCATATTGTTGCTGACATTCTCCTTTTGACCAAATATTTGATCCACAAAAACCCATTCCCGGTTCTTCATAATAAAGACAAAACAAGATGTTAGGATAATCTTTTGAAATTTTATTAAATGCTTCAATAGGTGGCGACCAAGCACTATTAAAATTAAAAGCAATTGTCGCAGTACCATCGTTATTGATAGTATATTCTTGACCAATTTCCAAATCAGATTCTGACCATTTAGTTCCCCATTTATCAATTCTCCAGTCATACCAACTCTTGTACCCAAACTTTTCAAAGTTTGCAATTTGTTGCTCATCAGGATTCATTGAAACATTTCCAATGTTCAATTCTTCAGGAGTTGGATAAAGCTTATCCAATAATGAATACTCATCTTCACTAATGGTAATTACTTCCATTAACTTTTCCATATCTTCTTTCCAACCGTGAATTGATAAATTATTTTCACACCAATTTGGCATCTTCTTTTTCTTCCTTTTCAAAAAGTGAATCCCAACTGGACTTCACATATTTAACATTTCCATTTTCATCAACATAAGCTGTTAATACCATTGATGCACTAAATAGTGCATTATTGTTTTCTTCCATTATTCCTTTTCCCATTCTGGGTTATTAAGAATTACGAGTGCTTTATCGTAATCTTCTTGTGTTTCTTCTAATTCATCTGTCCGATTAAGCAATTGACAAATCATTGTGTATTGCTCATCATCAATAAATTTGATTTCTTTATCGATATTTACCCCAACTAAGAAGTAAATTATTTTGTCTTTAGATTTCATTTAATACTTTCTCCCAGTTTACTGAATAACGTAATACTGTTTTATATTCAAGACCAACAGCTTTCTTAACTGCGATATATCCATTTTCTACTTCTAATAGATGTCCACAATTCAAACAATCATATTGCTCCCATTGTGAACATTCTTCTTTAAATTCTGGCGAACTATAAGAGAAGTTTTCACTACTATCTACTAAAACTATATCTTCTAATCTACATACTGGACATTTGTTCATTTTTAATCCTCAAATAACTTTAATTGGTTAGGGTTTTCTTTTGCTGGGAATATAGGTCTATCAAAACCTTGTTCATCACACCATTCGTACCATTCACCCCATCTTTCAGGTAGGCACAATCCTGATTTCAAAACTGCTTCTAAAATCTTATTGTCATTTGGATACTGATCAGCATCTACATTGAATTCAAAATTTAAATCATTTGTCAAAGTAAAATACAACTTTTCAGCCCAACCATTTTCTTCTGTATTGGTTACAAGAAGCAAATGCTCATCCATATTTTCAATGCAATCAATAGCTTCATCTTGAAGTTTTACATAATAGTCATCTTCATCTGCTATTGGGTAATCATTAATTTTATCATGCCAATTCATAGATTCTTTAAATGATTCTGCTATGTTATCTTCATCGCAGCCTTTAGCCTCATCAATTAATATACGGCAAGTCAAACGATCAACCGAACCAACAGCCCAATGATTAAATGTTTCAATCCTAAAATCATTAGGGTATCTATCAATCAAGTCCTCAGTAATTACTTTGAAGTTTGATTTCTCCATAATATTTGAATCTCTTGATTGATTATGCCCAGTAAATCCCCAAGTCTTAAACATATCTTCATAGCCCCAATAACCAAAATCATCAGGTTTTTGCAGTGCCATTTCAGCAAGTTTATTTATTGTATAATTTTCAATATTTATCATTTTTAATACTCATTCATATTCATAGTGTCCTAATTCTTGAAGGAGGTATTTTGCTTCTTCAAAATCAAATTCTTTATCAATATCAATAACTCCATTAGCAACATCTCTAATAACATACGCTGCAGCTATATTTGTTATATTCTTATAGCAATCTTCATATTCATCAAGTTCAAAACCAAATTTATCAAAATAATCTGTCCACACAGTATCGATTCTTGTTAAGAAAAGATTTCGCCCTTCCATTCCGGTTAAGTCTAACCATTGCAATGCTCTATCTTCAATTGTTTTCCCATCTTGAATAAGGGCAATAGGTTTAAAATTATCTTTCATTGCAGTTGCCCATCCAGCAATACAACAAGCAGTTCCACAATCTAAAGGTTCTAGTGTTTTAGTATTCTGTTCACTATTATGAATAATAGGATAAGAATCAGTTGACCAATAAGGTTTACCATTCCACATACCTTGTTCTATTTTTGTAGAAAGCCAATACTGCATTTCAAATTTATGTTCTGGCAAATTCTCAATATAATCTGCAAGTTGCAACATTCTTTCCTTATTCATTAGTTTTTCCTAACTCTTTCTTTGCTTCTTCATCCCAATAACTTGGCAATTCTCTTTCAATTTCATAAACATATACATCTGCTTCTTCATTGTTTGTATCCCAATACATACAAACTTCGCCATAAGAACCAAAATCGTGATTAAACCACTTAACTCTAAAACGAATACCAAGGCTTTCAGCAGCTGGAAACAATCTATTAAGTTGATTCATATAAGCAAACAATTCCTTATTTGCTTTTTCAACATAACCATTACTTCCAACTTGAGCACAATCTTCTTCATAAGGTGAAGAGCCAATTTCCATATATTCCATAACCATTAGTTAATCCTTCCTTCTCTGTCTTTGTAAACGCTTTGTTCAAAACAAACTGAACAAATATTATCTTCTGGTTCTTCTTCATAAACTGTTTCACAGTTATTACATTTATACATTCTATTATTCATCCTCTTCAGCATCTTCATCAAGATCTGCAAACATTTCATTCCAACAATGAGAATGAGTTCCACTAATCATAAACTCTCTATCTTCTTTTGGCATATTTGGATATACATCTTGAATGTATTCCTCATTTATAAACAATCTTTTGTATTCTTCATAAGAGATACGAAAACTGCTTTCTTCTTCACAATGGAAACAGGTTCTATTAAACCCATAAGTATTGTCATCTATAAGGTAAACATTAGCTCTCATTTTACTGCTATCTTTCTTTTAAATAATTCCGGATTTTTCTTTTCAAGTTCATCATATGGGTTATACCACCATTCATCATATGATGCTACAAATGGATTAATTAGTAATTCAACAAAACAATGAACTTGTTCTGCTCTCGCAACTGTTCTATAAAACAAATCTAATTCGTCATAGCTATCAAATGGACCAAAAAATACTCTATCTGTTGATCTAACATGATGCAATATCCATTGATATTTTGGTTTATTGTTCATTTTGTTTCCTTGATACTACAACCTTAGCTTCATATGAAACACTTGCTGAAGGATTATCATAAGCCAAAGACCCTGGCTTAGCTTTAGATATAACTGGTAGTTCATCTCTATGAATATAGATAACTGCACCATTGATTTCAATATCTAATCGATATCCTTCATACCCAATAAAATCAGCAATTGCTTCTTCTACTGTATCAAAAAATGTAACTACACCATTTTGATTTCTTGTTGCGTATGGAGTATCTTTCATAAGATATTCCTCTGGGATTTCGTCAATCATTTTCATTCTCCATTGTGTAATCGTTTGTTACATCTTCATTGATCATAAAGACTCTTTCTTTCATTTTTTGTTCAATACATTCATCACAAATCCAAATAAGCATTTGAGAAAGATCAAATTTAGAACCATAACCACCTTCAACCAAAACTTCAATTGCGTCATTTATCTCCATTAAAGAACTCTTTCCAAATGTTAAATAAGTAATTTGTTTTCCACAAGAAAAACAAGGACATACTGTAACCATTTCCATTATTTGACCTCCAAATACTCAGGGAATTTTTTATAAAACAAAAATGTTCTAATCTGATACAACATCATTTGATGTACATAGTTAGAAGCAATGCCCATTTTTATTGCACTGCCTACTCTTTTGTTTTGACTAAGGTTTTTAATTGCAGAGTCTTTAACTCTTTGTGCATAAAAACATTCTCTATCTTTTTTGATATGAAAAGAATTAATTGTTTTAACAATTTCTTTTCCAATTGTTTTATTTCCAGATTTTGAATTAACTCCATAATCAGCAGAAAGGAAAACTTTAATTTCGTCTTCCTTCAATTGATATGAAACAAAATCGGGGTGTATTGACAATTGATAATTTGTAAATTCTTCATAATCCATTATTTAATCTCCTGTTTGTAACATATCTGCTCTAACATTTAAGTCTCGCAGTTCGCTTTTCTTTATCCAAAAGTAATTGCATTTATGCAATAATGCCGGAGTATAAACTTTACGAAATTCTCTTTCTCTTTCGTCAAGTCCAATACGATTACATACTTCATCTAGGCAGTAATCATAACCAGCTTCATATCTTTCTTCAATGAATTCACATTGACAAAATCTACAATTTGCCATACTTTTCCTTATACTTAATTAATTCTTCGGTATTGTTTTGATGCTGAACCATAAGTTTATTTATAAGTTCTTTCTGAACATCAACAATCTTTTTTATTGTTTTAATTTTATCTTCTAAAGAAGTAATCATCATTGTGTATATTACTTCATCACTATTTACGTTCATTTTACCAATCTACCTTAATTGTTACAAATGTCTTATCTTTTGACATTTTTTTCTGAATGTGTATGTTATTATAAAAAGCTGAGTTTTCAATAATTTTAATTACTTCCCTTACTCCCTCAATTGTCGCAGACAATACTGGAATTTCTATTTTTTCTCCATACCTGATATTTGAGACAGTCTTATGAATGCTCTTTTCTAGATCTGTTTCAAATCTAAGTTTTTCTTTTTTCTCGCTAAAATGTCCGATTTTATTTACTACTTGCATTGTTCCTCCAAATGGAAAAGGGATAGCATTTGCTATCCCTTTTGTTAATATTTTTCTTTCTTTATGGTGCTAATTATTAGATACTTCTTCAAACGAAAAAGAAGGCTCAATTATTTGCAAAAGCATTTCGCCATCGCAATCTTGAACAATTTCATATTTATTTTCTGTAATCAAAATACCTAACATTTCTAATTGATACATACGCAATTCATCACGATATTCTTTAAGTAATACCCTGGTCAAATCGTAATCATCAATGTCAATCAATTTCAAATTCTTGATACTTTTACGAATGTGAATACGAGCTAATGCCATAGTCAATTCTGTTCCTGCATCATTACCCCAATATGTTCTATCCTCTAATCTGCTATCAAATAGCGAAGGAGTTTTTTTAGTTCTAGGTGAAGTTGAATACTCAATTTCACTCTCATCTATAAACTCAAAATCCATCTATTTTACCATACCTTTCTCAGTTACTTTTTTATGATTAATAATAAGATCAATAAGAATTATTAGGCGTTGTGTATTATAACTTTCACCACCAATAATACCTCTTTCTTTTTGCTGTTGTATTTTATCAAGTTGCATCATAGCAATTTCAAAAACACTTGTATTTTCAATATTTGTTTCCAATTTATTGTCCTTTCTCATTTTTTGTATTATATTCTTCAGGAAAAGCACCAGCAGAAGTCACAGTAGAACTTATATTTATACTTTCACCATCAGAAAACTTTGCAACATTTGTAATACTTGCACCAGTAACAGAACGCATACCTGAACGCCTAACTCTCATTGCACGTCTTTTCATAACTGTATCTGAACCATCAGGATAAACAATAGCAATAGCAGTTTCACCTTCTAATTTTCTGCGATAAGCCCTCATAAAACGCAAAGCAGAACCTGCATCTATTCTACGACCTGTATCTGTAACAAATACATAACGTATTCCCATATTTTCGGTAATTGTAATAAAATCTACAATCTTACCGAAATCTTTTACGCCATTAGATAATTGAGTGCCAAGCAAAGCAATTACCCTATCTTGATAAATATCATTTGAGGAAGTCATATCCCAACCTTATCTTTTATGCTATGAATTATGACGTGCAATTCCCAACATAATTGTTGAGAAATGTATGTCATATTGCTAGGCTATCGGTTAGGAATTAGATTACCAACCTCGGGAATTATATTTCTTTTGAAAAATTCAACGTAGCAATCAATCGGTAGAAAAGGGATCGGAATATCTATAATTTTTTATATAAAAAAAAGAGCTAAAAGATCAGGCCGCGGGGGGCGTGTAATTTTAGCTTAATTCGTGCTGTGTAATTTTAGCAATTCTTTGATGCAATACACACCCTGCAATATTTTAGCAAATAATGCACAAATTTTAATATATTTTTGCAACCCTATATGGGTTTTATGGAAAATACCAAAAAGGTAAACTATTCCGGAGTTTCAATATCCTGTGAGTTATTCACTAAGAAATCAATTAATTTACCTGTATATTTCATGCGGCCTAAATGTGTTAATTCAATAGATGGGTCAGTCCAAATGTCACCATTCATCTTTTGCCAATAACGACAAAATCCATAATCCTCAGATAAGAACCTTTGATCTTCATCAACATAAGAATTAAACAAAGCATAGCCATACTTTCTTTCTTCCTCATTAAGCAAGCCTGTATCGTCAGTGTATTGTAATTCAGGATACTCTTCAAACATCTTCTCAAATACGCTACGCTTTATCAACATAAAACCAGTACCAGCATCATGAACAGATATCGCACCTTTATCAACACGAATTTTTGAATCAGCAAAGCGAACTGGATTGACAACAAATCTGATACTTGAGTCTAACAACTTATCTGATTCAATTCCATTCTTTACTGCATTTGAAACTTTATCCCAGTTAATATCCTTTATGGGATAAGCTCCTGTCATAATTTCTTTATCGTGCCATAGCATTTTTAAAATGTCATCTGGATTAAAAGATAAATCAACATCAATAAACATTAAGTGCGTGTATTCTTTATTAGCCATAAATTTAGCAACTAATTGGTTTCTCGCCCGGCTAATCAAAGAGTCAGACAATGTACTAACAGAAAACTTAAGGCCAATCTCTTTAAAACCAATTGCCGTTTTTAAAAACGACATAAAAAATGGTTCTGTTAGTTGTTGATCATAACAAGGCAAAGCAAAAAGCGGATGCCAACCATTTATTTCATCAGATGTAATTTCAATTTCTTGTTCTTCAGTTGTAAGCATATAAATAAGTATACACAAAAAAAACCCCCTGCGTTTCCGCAAGGGGTTCTTTTCGCAATTATTTTAGCTAATAATTACTTAGATACTGTTTTTTCTTTTGGCTTAACACCGGCAACTTCTTTTGCGTTTACTGATGCTGTTTCAGTTACATCAGCACTAGCCTTGAAGAAAAGAGTGTTATCATTCGCATCAAAACGGATAACAATATTATAACCCAATTTCTTAGCCTGAGCACGAATACGCTGTTGCATTGAATTGTAAGCCTTACCTTTTTCAATTCCCTTAATGCAAAACTTATCGCCAGTCTTTACCGACATATCAAGGGCTTCAATAATCATTTTCAATTCTTCTGACACTCTGCCTGAGCGAGAGATTTCAGGGAAGTTATCTACTTTTTGAATATTAATTGACATTTTAATTTTTCCTTTTGTTATATGGATTGTGAGTAGGTCGCCCAACTCGTTGAAGATAACTATAACAGCACCACAACAAGAAAGATGCTCGTTTGCAGGATTTCTTTTAAAAAATGTTTTGCCCAGGATTATTCATGATTAAAATGTCTCAGTATTAATTTTAGAGTTTACATGATCATTTTCATGTGTATGTTCACTCATATCTTGTAGCGCATTTTGCAGCTTTTGAATTGCTAATCTGCTTGCCGTTAATTCAAAGTTTAGGCTAGCAATTTGCTTATTCAATTCTACAACTATATCTTCAAGAGTAACTTGAAGGCTATTCTGAGTATTTACAGTAGTTCTATCCATTTGTCCACCTCCTCCTTATTCATAGTGTTTACATCAATAAATTCTTTTGTTTCTTTATGGAGCATATAAACTTTACCTTCATCATCAAAATCGTCATCCATTTCAAAATCAATACTTGGAGTCAATACTTCAATCTCCAATTCTGCATTAACGGCAATATGATCTAAAGAATTATACACAGCTCCGGCTAATGCATCAGCCAAGTCTTTTGAGCCAGTAGAAGGGTGATCAATTTTGTTATTTCCATAAAGTTTTAATTTGAGAAGTTCTTCTTCAACTAATAGTTCATTCCAATAACCACGCAATCTTGTATCATACATACAAGACATTAATGTATCATAATCGGTTTTCTTAACGCTGTGAAAGTCTGAATTAATTCCCATACTTCTAAGACTCTGAATCATTTCAATAGATTGCCAACGGTCAAATGTAACTAATCCAACATCAAATTTCCTATGCAAATCAACAATCATTTGTCTAATAGATGCAAAGTTAATTTCAGCACCAACCGTTGCTTCCCAAGAGTAAACTAAATCAACATTAATAATAGGAAGTTGCTCTACACCCATAGAGGTTTTAATTTCTTTAAAACCGGCACAATGTGACATACAAAGAGCAGCCCTATCTCGCTTTAATGCTAAGTCAACATGAATAAATCTTGTATGCCCATCACTATTATTAAACCAACTTTTAAAAGTTCCATCTTCATTCATAGGATCTTCACGATACATAAAAGCTTTTCTAACTTGATCTGCATCTCTAAAGTATGCATCTTCCATATTCGGTGGTTCACATTCAAATCTAGCTCTAGCCTGAATAGGATTACGAATATATTCTGATTCTAATTGTTCTCTCTTAATCGTAGGATTAACTTCCCAAGTAGCAGCTTTCATTGACCAAGTTTTTGGCTCTTTATTATTTCTAGAATCAAAATACCTCTGTTGAATAAAGTCACCTTTATAGCGAGGGAATGACAAAAGAATAACTTTGCCGACTTCTGGGAAACGAGACATAACAGATAACTTACTCATATTGTAAATAGCAGAAGCAGAACCTTTTGATCTTGTTTCTCCTTTTAATTCCACATCTGTTTTAAAAGCTGCAATCTCATCCAAAATGATAGTCATAACTTCATAACCTTCCCAACCTTCACTTTCAGAGTGACCAGAGAAGCATCTAACAGGTCTACTAAAGAAAAAGATTTCTGAAACTCTTGGCTCAAATCCAACTTCATTAAAGAATGGAGAACCTAGCAATAAGTTCTTGAAAGGCTCAAAGAAAACTCTTTGCGCTTGCTGTGCATTAACAGCAAGGTTTAGCAAGTCAATATACACACCTTTTGCTTTACCGTAGTAACCAAGAGGATCTCTTAAGCAATGCATTAGATAGGCCGTATAAGCCATTGATATACGAGCGCAATGGTCTTTACCAGAACCTTTTCCTAACATACAGATTACTTCGTTATCAGTATATTTATCGTAATAGTCTGAACCTTCCTGTTCCCCCATCAAATGTTGCAATGTAGTTTTTTTAAAAATTTGTGTGGAATGGCGAACAATTTCTAATTGAATAGGCGATAATGGTGGTAAGCCAAGGTAATGTTGATCTTGAACAAATTGTTCTATTGATACTGGTTCCATAGTGAATTCATCTTTGCTAAGCAATCTCTCAAAGTCAGCCAAATCTAAATTCATACCCATAAAATCAGACATCATTTACACCTTTATGGGCGACTGTTTCGGTGACCTTGTTTTCTGTGTCAGAAATTACCTCTGCATCTTGTATATCTTCATCTGCAGATTTCATAATGTCAAAGGCTACAGCGAGTTCTCTTCTTACCTCATCAGCAATGTTTGGATACTTAGATATAACATCTCTCAAAATCTTAGAAAGAATCTGATTAACATTCTCAGCCTTCTGCATTCGGGCAATGTAATCGTTATCGCCAGAAACACCACTCATTAATTTATGAAGTTGTGCTTTTTTATTTGCAATCTCTGAGGCTAATTTAAGTGCTTGAATTCTTGCCGGAACCATTCCATGATCTGTCGCAATATTGACAGTCTCCCAAGCCTCCTTGCTTAACTGGTCAAATTCCTGAAGGGCTTTGATTGTATTAAATTGGATTCTTTCAAGAAAATAAGGGTCATCATCAGCCTGCTTATTTAGTATTTTTTTGTACTCTTGAATGTACTCTTTTGCTTCGGTTACTTTTAATGAAAGAAGTGTTGCAATTTCGTGGTGAGAATATCCTTTAACAAATAAAAGACCTACTTCCTCAACTTTACGCAACTTATCAATCATGCTGTAATTGCTTGCTGGTTCAATATTTGACATAATCTATAGTTTATCACACTAATGTAGAAATAAAAGCGAAAAGCCCCGCCGAAGCGAGGCAATTCACCATTATGTCTTTTACTGAGAAACAACTCGGTAAATTGTGAGCTTGTCGGTTTGCGAGAAAACGACAAAAGTTTCTTGTACTTGTACTGGGTGATTCATACTCTTATCATACCACTCTTTGAACAGTTATTAGGCCGTTTGTTTTGTTTATATAAAAATTATTAATCTTCTTTAAAACCCAATTTGTCATCATTTTTTGTAGCAAATGATTCAAGTTCTTTATAATCATATCCATGCATTTTAGTGAATGTTAATCGATAGTTATACCATCCTCTAACACCTTCCCAAAATCTTTGGTCAGTCTCGTCAGATAAAGCTGCCAATTCATCACTCGTTAAAAGAAAACTTAACACTCCTAATGGCATATAAACAACGCTGTTATATGTTGGATCTTTATCCTCACCATATTCCTGAAGTAAGTCTTGGAACTGTTTAATAATCTTAGAAACGCCATCTCCGGAATAATGGTCAACCTGTCCATAGGCATTTCTTATTCTTGGGCAATAATCATCAACATTAGTGATAGTGCCAAATGTTCTACAGACCATTGGGCGGTATCCATAGATTGTGCAACCACCCTTATAGAAAGCACAATGGCGTTTGGTTTCACCATCAGCTTGCCAGTCTTCATCATGCATTGCTTCTTTAAGGCTATCTATAACGCCCTGCATCCATTCATTAGCAAAGTCTTCACCTTGCCCCTCCATCTTTAAATAGAATTCCTGCGTCAGCCTGAAGGCAATGTTAGAACATTCTGCGAGAGGTATGCGTAATCCGATTACACAACACCCTCCAGAGCCTAAGCATTTAGATTCAGAACTATTCTGCTTTGCTTCAATAAATCTAACTTGGTTATATACCATATCTAATTTAGCAAAAGTCGTAATATCTTTAGAAGATACTGCTCTTTTCATTATAATTTTCCTCTTTTCTTTAAGTCATTTTGTTTGCGCATCTCTCTGCGTCTTTGTTCAACCATTTTTTGGGCTGGAGATCTTGGCACTTTTGCACGACCGGCACCTAAGTTGCGGCCTTTGCCTCTGTATTTTAAAAGCTCATACTTCTTACACCAGTTGTAAACAGTTTGAGGACTTGTCTTGATATTATAATTCTTTTCAAGGAGTTTGACAATATCTGTGAGATTCATTCTTTTAGTAACGTAGTGTTCATATAAAAAACTTTTATCTTTATAAGGTTCAAGACCCATTGTTACCACCTGTCTTGTAATACCATAATGCAATTCCTAATGCATCAACAATATCTTCATCTTCAATACCGGGGGTATCATCACCATATGCAATAGAAACTATCTCTCGGACCCTTTGCTTTCTTTCATTCTTCATTTTAATTTGAATTGAGCCTTTCTGACCATTATTCTCTAAAGAAGCCTTATCTTGCTTAGTCATATTTTTATAACCAATGCCCGGTTTCCAGCTTAGAGGATTAATATCTCTAGTTCTTATTCCATTCTGATACAGCAATCCCCAAGTAAAACCAATCATATAAGAGATAATACGACTGCTTTGAAAATTCTGAATATAGACGGACTGTTCAATAGCAGCGACATCAGGCTTGTATTTATTTATAATTGTTAACAACTCATCTGCTATTTTTGCGAATTTTTCTGATTCAGTTTTATCTTTTTTAAGATCAATTTTCCCAGTAGCAATAACATTTTTATCTGAATCAATAACTGCCCAAGCCAGAGAATGAGAGGCCGGATCTATGGCTATAAGCTTTGACCAAGTTTGTTTAGCAACAATGCTTTTAATACTCACTTATATAGTATAGCGCATAGCCTAACGCTCTTCTTTACGGAGTTTCTCTTCATCCCAACCCCAACCGACAAGCCTTTGGATGAATCTCTCACCCTTGCACTGCTCGCAGATATCCTCATCATTATATGACGATAAGACGGTGGTACAACCGTCTGTTACGCATACTCGTTTACGAGTTTTATTCTCTTTTTTTCTGTAGTAATTATCTAAGAGTTTTTTATTTGTTACGACTTTTCTACAGTCGGTTGAGCAATAGATTGTATTATATACCTTTGCAACAAACTCTTTCTTGCATAAATCGTTACTGCATATCCTTATTTCACCTTCAAACATTCCCTGACCAGCATTTATCAGCCAAATTGCAGTCTGCACACTTTGCAGAACTACGCTTGTAAGGCTGTGTGGGTATCTCTTTGGCCAAGAAGGCTTCATAAATCCCTGTATATTTTTTGAATAATTTATCAATAAAAGCATCGTCACGCTCAATGAAGATTGGCAATATTTCTTGATTATTTTTATTCTCGTATATAACAAAACCACTAGGCAAATCTAAGCAGCGCATATAGATTTGTGCTTGGCGAATATGATCATCTTTTGGTTTGTTATGCAATTTCCTATAATGGAAACCTTCATTTGAAATTGATTTAAGTTCAATGAGTTTATGACCATTAAGATCAATAATCCCATCAGCAGTGCCCTCAATAGGCGGAGAATCATGAGTAACAGGAATTTCTTCTGCTACTAAGATACCCATACCACGAAGATAAGTGTAAAGTCTTTCATGGACTGCATGACCGTTATCAAAGATACGATAAGTCTGTGGTTTAAATGAGGGAGTCATTTCTGTTCCTTCAAAAAGGTAATACCAATATCTAGCACACTGATTTGTGTAACTAGGATGGAATCCACCTACCTTTTTCTGTTCTGGAGTGTTCCTTGCTTCCAAATAAGTATCAATAGACTTATTTAGTTCGTCAACGAGTTCCTCGCCAGTTTTTTTTATAATGTTCGTTGGCTTAGGCAAACGAAGTGCATTTAAAGATTTCAATTAGCTCCTTTAGCTGATAGCTTTAATGTATTAATATTCTCTTGAAGAGCTTCATACATAGTTTTCCAAATATCGTTTACGAATTTATCGTTGTCACTCATAATGGAAGATTTTCTTTTAAACGCTTGAGATTTTACAATCATCATTGTTCTATAGGCTGCTAATATATTAGCATACTTGATAGCTTGCGATCCTACATAAGTCTCTGGATTGTCAATAATATCTTGAACAATTCTCATACACTCAATAAATTCATCTGCCTTATCACCCATATGTTGGGCAAGCAGTTCAGGGCTTACAAAAATATCAGCCATTTACTTCTCCACTTTCTATTAGTTTCTTTAATTCTACACCAATCCACTCGGCTACTGGCGATGCAATTGCGTTTCCGCACATTTTATATCTATTTGTGTCGGCAATCTTCTTGCCAGTGTAATCAACAGCCGTATGGTTGTCGGGAAAACCCATAAGCCTTTCACATTCAATAGGAGTTAATCTTCTGAGTATAAGTTCAGGAGACATTACCCCATGTTGAGATATTGTATCTAATGTATAAGAAGGATCACCAATATCCCCAAAACCCTTGCCCTGCGGACCGGAGGTGTCTGCACGACCAATAATTGTTCCTTGAATTGGGATTGCAATATGGTCTGCTGAATCAACACCTGTACGGATTGTACGATAGATATCTTCAGTAATCTTATTGTTATAACCATCATAAGCAAGAACAGGAACTTGACCACCGCCAGTACCCATACGGTGCTTCAATGTTGGAACCATATCATCATCATAAACACGAACATCATTAACTCTTGTACCATCAACAACTAAGACTGTCGCTCTTGACTCGCCAGTATTATCAAATGCATTAAGCGTTGGAGCTACTGCATTATCAATCCATGATTCATCATCAGTAGAATTCTGTGCTCTTCTAGACTTTACGAATGGCTCAAGGACAAAGTTTCTCTCAGGGCGTTTGTAATCACTGGCAGCAAGAGTTACTCCTCCTTCTGTCCACTTTGCGTGTCCAGATTGTCCGTACCAGACAGTTTCTGTAGTGCTACTCTCAGTAGTTCTGGCAGACTGTTTCCTTTTCTTTCTGCCCTTCTTAATATCCCCCCTGCTGTCTTCGGGGACAGGTAGTATTTTTCCGCTACTTCGTTCAATGGCTGAAGAGTCCCAGCAAGCGAGGACAAAGATTCTTCTTCTGCGTTGTGCGACTCCGAACCATTGTGCATCCAAGATGTGCCATTCAATTGCCAATGCCCCGATGTTAGCCATTTGGTTGAGGACTTCTGCGAAGTCTTCTCCCTTATTACTTGTGAGGGCACCTGGTACATTTTCCCAGATTGCCCATTTAGGAAATTCTCCATTAGTTGCTTCTCTCATTTCTTTTATTATTCTTATACCTTCAAAGTATAAACCTGAACGATCTCCTTCAAGACCGGAACGCTTACCTGCTACAGATAAGTCTTGACATGGTGAGCCAAATGATATTAAATCAACTGGCGGTAACTCTGCACCATTTACATCTCTTACATCTTCAAATTTGGGTACACTAGGCCAGTGTTTTTTTAATACACTTTGGCAGTTCTTATCCCATTCAACTTGGAATGAGCATTCCCATCCCGCCGAGTCAAATCCTAAATCAAATCCGCCGACTCCTGCGAATAGGCTTCCATACTTTAATTGCTTCATTACTATTTTCCTTTAAAAACTACAACAACCGAGGGGAACGGTGCCGGATTCTTTTGATCATCAAATTTTAGTCTACCCTTGATAAAGCGAATTTCATCAGAGTTCATGACAAAATTATGCCACCACCGAGTATCTGTGCGACTAGGGATTAGAAATACAGAGGTCTTACCTTTTTCCTGCTCTCCGACAGCCTTCTCTAGCCATTTAGCAATAACATTGCCATAAGGAGGATTAACAAAATTGCAGTTACCCCATTCAATCTCTAAACCGTCAAAAGAAGGGTCAGGAGGGCAAGGATCAAAATCAAAGTTAAACTCTTCATTAAGTTTTGCATAAAAAAGTTTTGGTGTTTTCCAATTATCTCTGCTGGCTGTAAAATGGACTCTACTTGTATTCATTATATTTCTTCCTATTGTTTGTAATTGAGTTTAGGATTTCTAAACCTAAATCGTAAGGAATGCGAGATCTATCTCTCGCTCCCTTGATGCCTTGTGTACCAGTTATTGAACCTCTAGGAGCAGCAACATGGCATGAGTCACCATTCTTGCAAGGAATACGAGGCTCCCAGTTTAAAACTTCACCCCATAAGTCAGTAGGTTTCATTCTTTTGTCCCCATACGAACAATATGTAATTGTATTTCTTGGCAACCCCTGAACAGCAGGGAGTTTGCGAAGCACTCCTCTTGGGTTTTCAATTAAATAACCATAAGTAGGATTTAAATTTTCAATTATGTTTCTAACATGCGTAACAAGATTTTGACTCTGAATAGCCATTTCTGTTTTAGGAATATAAGCACCTTTCCCTCCTGTCCAATGATGACCAATAGATGCAACGCTGAAAGCAGTGCAAGGGGGTGATGCCCAAATAAAATCTGGTGTCCCATAAGTATTGTATAACCATTCACTTGTTATATCCATCATGTCAACAGTATGTGTTGATTCAAAGTCTGGACTTAATTCAAAGCTAATGACTGTATGTCCGGCATCCTTAAATGCCTGTGTTGAGGAACCTGTCCCCGAAAAGAAGTCAAATATCAGCATCCCATTTTTTCCCTGCTATTAGTTTTGGTGATTGATGGCAGATTCCACATTTACCGAAATATCCATCTCCGTAGTGCGTCTTCCACTCACGACAGCATAGCACTACTACTTCCATCCCAAAGCGTTGCTCAAGTTTTTTTCTTTCTTCACTTTTCATTGATTACTCAATGTCATAATGGTATCTATTGTCATCAGATGTTTTCCACTTGTTAGCATCTTCAACATCCCATTTTCTAGTATTAACAAATCTCTCAATCAAAGTTCCAGTCTTTGTTGTAAAAGATGGATCAAATAATCTAACTCTATTGTTTGGCTGTATAGCATAGTTTCCGTCATCTCTAAGCATTACATGGCCGCATTTGTGTTGCCCAGGGTTTGTACTAAATCCAAGGTTTATGGTGTTATCATCGGGGGCATGCCAATCAAGCGTGAATAAATACTTAGCGTTTACAAACTCACCAGAACGAGCAACATAAGTCATTCTCATATTTCTCATTGCTTGAAATTCAGTAACCGCTACATGAGGACTAAAAGAGTTCCAAAGAACAAGTTCATGAATATCAACTTCAGGAACATTTGGTCTTTCACAAAAAGCATTTATAGGCATTCTCCACCAAACCCCTCCATCCTCCATTAAGAAGTGAAATAAAGGACTTCTCCCTTGAATACTTGTTACTCCAAAAATCATGCAAGGGAAGTATTCATCATGAGAATCTAATTGATCTCTTAAGAAGTTACCTCTAACGTAACATTCAATCATTGGTATATTGGCATTAAGTTCTGGCATTTTGTTTATCTTTCTTTTATTCGTAATCTGAATCTTTAATAAGTTCCTTAAAAACTTCCCATTCAATGATGGCAACTTTTACATCAGAATCTTCTCCAAGAACAACGGAGATGCAGGGGTGTTTATGGTTAGACTTCCAAGCGTCTTTTCTCATCTTTAACCAGTTAAGTCTAGTTAGACTAAACGAAGAACCATTGTGTTTATAGTCCAAGAGAAAACTGTGAAACTCAGCATCACCTTTTTTCAAACCCCTACCAGAATTCTTAACAGCCTTGGCAGCGTCTTTTTTAATCTCTTCTTTTTCTGTTCTTTTCAATGCAATTCTTTCTGACTATTCCCAAAAATAATCATCGTCTTCAAAATCTTCCTCAATCTTCTTAATTAAGGCAATAGTTCCTATGACTAAAAGACCCGAAGCAATAGTAAAGGGTAGTGTTATAAATATAAGCAGTTTTTTCATCCTACTAATATTTTAGCACTAATCTCCTCAATCTGCTTTTCGGTTAACTCAATCTTACCCATACCATTCCACTTCTCTTCCTGATAGAAGAACCAAGCGCCTCTGCGTTCAATAATCCCCATCTCAATGGCGATATCAAGCATTTCACGATACTTATCAATAGAAGCCTCTTGGGGGAGAACATAATACTCACCCTTTGTGCCGATACTCGCTCTTTGCTTTGTCTTCTCAATAGTCCAAGCAACCTTCTGAGAAGTAATCATATTACGATCATCTCTTTCCATTTCCTTAGATGACTGTGACAAGAACAACTTAACAATATTATGCATATTATGGAAAACTGAGTTACCAATTTTTGCCTTAGTAACTGCATACATTCCACTCAAGTCCATTGTCTGATGAGCAATAAAGATCATTATGTTTCTCTCTTTATGGAGGTAGTTAACCAACTGCTGAAGAAGAGCGCCTTGAGAGCGAGCAAGCAAACCAATTGCTTTACTTCCTTCCGGCTTGTCGTATGCTTCCTGTCTAATGATATTTGATAGAGAGTCAAACAAGAAGATGTGCTTCTCTTCTTGATGGTTCAGGTAAGGATAAAGATTCTTTAGAATATCCTCAACAACTGTTGATTGAATTACAACAATATCCTCAATGTTTACACCACACTTAGCAGCATACTCTTCATTAAATGAATATTCAGAGTCAACTATTACAGGCCTAAAACCTTTAGCCTGAGCTTCAGCAAGAATTCTGAAACAAATAGTTGACTTACCTACTGAGGGGTTGCCCCAAAATAAATGAGTAGCCCCAGTATTTAAACCACCGCCTAGTGCTCGGTTAAGACCGACACTTGGAGTTTCAATAACCTCATGGATTGGCATGAGGTCGCCTTTACGCTTATCTACAATTAGCATATACTTTTCTTTCTTTTATAGTTTTTATTATCATAACACATGGATACTATAGAGTTCCCATCCAATTATGAATTATTTCCGCACAATATTCAAAATCAACACAATTTTTAAATGTTTTATATGCATTAATAGACATTTCATCTAATACATCTTTATTGATATAAATTTCTTTTATTTTCTTTATTGCATCGTCATTTGAATACTGATCTAAGTCAATGCAACTTTTATCATTAAATAGTTCTTGAGCTAACTGATTTCGGTACAGAGAACTTCTTATGATTGTTGGTCTTCCACAGGCGTAAGCATTATAAATTATATGACCATACCCATCACCATGATCTTTGACATGAAAAACTAAATCATCATTATTCATTGAGTTTGCTAGGTCTACAACACCTGACATATTACCATCACGGCACTGACCACCATAGCTGTTGAATTTAATTTCTGGTATGGACTTCTCAAGTTCATTAAAATCTCTCCAGCCAATTGGTAATTCCTGTAACAAATTTACATAGCTACTTATTCTTCCAGATTCTTTATGACTTGTTGGCTTAAATATATTTGTATCAAACTCTTGATGATAGTAGATTACATTAGCATCTTCAATAGTCCCCGGATTAACAGATCCCATAACATTAAGTCCTCTGAATATATTAGGGTCCCAATTATTTCCAATTTGAATTATCAACTTAGCCTGTGGTTGAAACTTTTTGATTAACTCTTGAAATACAGAAATGTGCGCTGGTATTGAAGCAATCATGAAATCAAATTTCTGGCTCTTAAAAGCTTCTAATGTTATTCCATTATGTGTTGTTATATTGCCGGGGTCATACACGCTATATACACCATCTGAATGTTCTTTAACAACATTAAGAGGAGGAGTGTTATCTGCTAATACTTGGGTTTTAACATCAAGAAATTGTTTAGCAGTATCTAATTGGTCATTGATAGCCCAGTAGCCTTCATAGAACCATTCAAGCCCGATTGGTCTATATACATTCATTCCTAGCCTCTCCTCAAAAAGCATCACCAATGAACGCAAAAGAGAGTTGTGATGAAAATCAGTTAAGATATTCATTGTTTTTCAAAATATGCTAAACCAATAGTTTCATAATTTTGTACATCTGCAAAACGCTTGTTTGTTACATCTTTAAACTGATTGCCAATAAGAGTATTAAATTCTTTATACATCTCCTTGGTTGTTGGCAAAGCATGAAGTTCTGCAACAATGCTATTAATCTTCTCCAATGTCTCAGGAGATGCTCCCTTGAAAGCACTCCACTCAGCGCCTTCGCAATCAATCTTAAGAATATCTACATTATCAATATCACCAAGAACATCATCAAGACTAATTGTGCTTACTTTAATTTCGCGGCCTTCTGTCCAAAGATCCTTTTGCCATTCTGAAGAATCGATAGTATTCCCAATAAAGCGATGATGTGAACCTGATTCTGTATTCTCATTGCCATATCTTAATACAACTTCCTTACCTGATACTTCATTAATAGCTTTATGGTGGAGAGTAAAATTGTTTTCCCATCCATTTGCTTTAACATTCTTCATAATAAGTTCAGCATTCTCCGGCAATGGCTCAACTGCAATCACTTTGAATCCACGACTGAGCATTGCGAGTGAGCAACCTCCAGCATGTGCGCCAATATCTACTGCTGTAGATTTTTCAAGGTCAACCTGCAAGTCGCCAATCTTGTATTCATCCTCGGCAATGCAAGAATACAAAGTATTCCAGTCATTAGTTCCTTGTCTTGTGAATATAGTTACCTCCACACCCCAAGGTGTTTTAATCTTATCTTCTTTATATTGCATCTAAAAATTCCTTCCATTGTTTCATTATTTTCTTTTTACCAAATACATCAATAGCGTAGGCTCTTTGCTTTTCACTAATCTGTTTTGCGTATGCATCGTTGTCAATCAACTCTTGTGTTTGTGAAATCATTTCCTCAATGCTTCCACATACGATTCCACCAAAATCCCTAAGAATATCTTCCACTTCATAGAAATCAAAATTATATATAATATTTGCCATTTGATTACTGATTGCGACAATTGGCAATCCCATCATTAATGCTTCAATAAAAGACAGCGTATATGATGCAGGAGCAGTTCCACCATATGGCATAACTCTTGCCTCTTGCATTCTCTTTATCTGAGCCTCGTAAGGTATAGCACCGCCGTTATATTTACCTAAGTCATCATTGCCGGGGCCATAGATTGTCCCATCAAATTTCTCAATAACAGCCATGACTTCATCGTAATGACAATGATCTCTTCTACCTTTTAATGTCTGGGCAAAGTTAACAACATTGCGACCATCGCCAGTCCAGCCCGACAACTCATCTTCATCTTTGCAAAAACGAATGAGTATATCTTCCCCAATGTAATTAGAAATCCTTCTTTCGTTTGGAGAGTATCTAATAATCTTTAGACCTTCATCACGCATTGGTTTCAAAGCTGCCTCTACTGCTTCAGTAGACTGACCTATTGTTCTCCAAATTACATTCTTATGCTTAATCCGACTCCAGTTTTCAATAATTACATTAGGCGAATGCATTACGATAATGACATCAAATGGGTCAATAAGTTCACTTGGCAAGTTTGTCTTTGGAAAATTGGTTGCAAAAGGTACATACTCATGATACATAACCGCATTCTTAATTGCTGGTCTTGGATGACTGATATGCCCCGCCGGATCAATGTATGCTCCATTAGAGAATACCTCATGACCCAAATCTGTTAGCAGCTGTACTTCATCATATTCCAATATTGAATGACAACTTAAATAATGTATTTTCATTTTACTTCCTCTAGTATTTCCCATGCTCTTTTGATGTACGGTTGAGATACTTTCTCCCAAGTCATGTTTTCACTTATATACAACGCACTATTATATGTGTGTTGTGCAATCTGTTCGTAGTTACTAGTAACATGAATCATTTTGTCACACAAGTCGTCAAAGATTGGCTCTGCCCATAATCCACAGTTCTCATACCGACCAAACATTTTCCATGTACTCCAATTAAAATCAAGAGGTACTGACATATCTGCGAACTCAGTGCAGGCTAATGCATTTGTACAAATTGTTGGGATACCTTTAGCAATTGATTGAAACGGTATATTCCCCCATCCTTCTCCGCTGGTCGGATAGATGAGACAGTCAGCCATATCATAAATCTCTCCCAGTTTCTCATGTGAAACTTCATCATCAATAATCTCAATCTGGGGATGGCGAAGAGAATGCATCTCTCTACCTCTAAAGATTCTTCCATCAGGTTCACCATTGGATTTATAAATTAAACGGTAGTTATCGTTACCCTCATACAATCTTAAAAAAGCATCAACAGCCATTTGAGAGTTCTTCCGGCTGGAAGGTGAACCCATAGACAAGAATGTAAATGTTGAATGTGGTGTTCTTAGCTTGGGAGAATAAATATTGGGGTCAACTCCAAGCTTAAACTCATGAACCGGCCGATGAACACCCGACTCAATGAATACCTTTTGCATAGCAACACTGCATGTCCAAATCTCATCCATGCTATTGCATAGATCAACCCAATAATTAGGAAGTCTATTTGTCTCCCAGAATGTAAATCCAACGGAATAACGTTGTGACTTTACAAAACCATCAGGTACGGAATGATTAATGATAATCTCTTGTGTGCAATCATCTTTCTCCATGTACCCGATACCAAGACCTTCCAGCATCGCCATATCAGGTGGCATTTGAATCTTTCCAATCTCGGTCCAGTCCGTGGGCTTGCTTCTACGGATTGGCAATCCGCTTGACCCAATGAAGTCCCATAGGCGGTCGGGCGTGTATCCGTAGCCCTCACTAAATTTTGGTATTTGGTTATCCGACCAAACCAGCATGCACTAATCCTTTCATATCTATATACTTTGCAATTGGAATCATTGCTCTCTCATTTTCAATCTTGTACGAGTCAAGCCGTGTCAAAGTTTTCTTGTCCTCAATTTTAGCAAGTTTTGCAGCATACCATGAACCCTTTTTGATGATACTTTTTACCTTACCAAATACCCCAGGGAATACAACAATCTTAAAGATCTGTTCCCCATCCCAGCAATAAAGGTTTGCCATATCCTTACCAGTCTGTGTTGTAAAGAATCTAGTGTGAAAGATATACAACAACGTCTTTTCATCGTCAGCGCCACCCAGTCCCGATGGATACAGCCACGCATAGTCATGCTCTTTTGCCTTAGCACGAAGTTTTACAAACTCATGCATCGGTGTATCTATATAATGGTATGCGTCACAAAAAGAGTGAAGTGTCCGGTCACCAATCAATGCGTACACATAGTCTCTCACGGCCACTTCTGTATCACGCTCTGCAAACACCGTAGCAGAGCCTGACGCATCTTCAAACTCAATACGGAGGTATTGTGGTGTTTTCTTAGTAGAACGCACCACAGCCTTTACCATCGTCAATGGAGAGTTAATCTCATGGAAGTTCGCTATGTCTTCTACGAATTCATCCATCTCGTTCTTCTCCGAATGAATTGTAATTGGAAAACCCAAAATTGGAAGATAGTAACGCTCATGTTCATATTGAGAAGCAAACCCAATTGATTTGAATGCGCCTACCTTATCTAAGTTATCTTTAACATTAACTCTAACTGCTCTCTTAGAGCATTTGTTTGTGAATTCATCGTAAGAGTTAAATGGTCGCTTAGCTTTAATCTCGTCAATTGCTGTACGACCACATGCCTGAACATTGCTTAGTCCAAACCTAATTCCTACTTGCCCATCAACATAACCAACGGTAAAGTACTCATCTGACTCATTAATATCGGGAGGAAAGATATTCACACCCAATCTCTGCGCTTCCATCAAGTAAGCCGTAATCTTATCCGTTGCATCTTCATTGCAAAGCAAAGCCCAAGTGAACTCAAGCGGATAGTTGACTTTGAGCCACATAGTCTGGTAAGACAACATTGAATAAGCAACAGCATGAGACTTGTTAAACATGTACAAGGCTGCTAACTCAAAGTCCAGCCAAATCTTTTCCGCTTTCTCTTTTGTAATATATTGGTTATTGACAAACTTTTCTCTGTATTCATCAAATCCAGCAGCGTCACGCTTCTTACCAATGATTTTTCTAAGTTTGTCTGCTTCAGCCCAAGTGAAGTCTGCAAGCAACACAGCCATTTGCATTAGTTGCTCTTGGAAGATGACAGTTCCGTAAGTTTCACGAAGAATATCTTCAACCAAAGGGTGAGGGTAGCGAGGCTTCTTCTCACCTTTCTTGCAGTCAATATAAGTCTTACCTTGTGACAACAATGCCCCCGGTCTTACTAATGCGTTACTAACTACTAAATCATTGAAGTTATCCACGCCCATTCTTTCAATAAGATTTCGATAAGCAGCAGCATCGGCTTGGAATACACCTACTGTATTTCCGTCATTAATTGCTGTATATACTTTAGGGTCATTAAGCTCAAGAGATTGTTCTGTTACATCAATACCAGTTCTCTCTTTGATCTTAGACAAGCAATCCTTAATCACTGAAACGGTTTTAAGACCTAATACGTCAATCTTAATTAACCCAACCGCTTCGGCATCTTCCATGTCAAAGGCTGTTACGACTGAACGAATACCAGCATTGACATCTTTTCTAGACTCAACAGGGCAAATTTCAGTTAAAGGAATAGATGAAACGACCATTCCGGCAGCATGAATGCCTGCATTACGAATACGACCTTCAAGTTTCTTTGACAACTCTGCAACATCAGGATACTTCTTACAAAAGATCTTACCCTTATCAGATGTTTCTAATTCTTCAATTGTCTCAAAGTATGGAGTAATTGCATTAATCTCTTGAAATGGAACTTGGAAAACTCTAGACACATCCTTAACAGCAGACTTAGGCTTATATGTTCCATAAGTAGTAATTGCTGCTACTTTGTCATGACCCCATCTATCACGAAGATAATTTCTTACTTCATGTCTGCGCTTATCTTCAAAGTCCAAGTCAATGTCGGGGTAGTCATTACGCTCAGGGTTAATAAATCGTGCAAACAACAGATTATATTTGATTGGATCTACTTTAGAAATATCAAGAAGATAGGCCATAAGGCTTCCTCCAACTGAGCCACGACCAGTGCCACGACCAATATTATTTGCGTCTGCCCATTTAACAAGATCCCAAACAATTAAGAAGTAGTCAGAGAAACCAAGTTGTTTAATAATTCCCAACTCTTCTTCAAGACGAACTTTGTATTCTTCTCCTAGATTGCGATTAGATAATTCAAATTCTGTAAGTTCACGAATGTAATCATCAGAATTAAATAACTTTGAATATTTAGGAAGAAGATTCTTTCTCTTCTCAATCTTTGCAGTGCATTTCTCTGCAACTTCAATAGTATTTTCAAGATATGAGATATCAGAGTACCCAGCATCTTGAAACCAATTATAAACGGTATCGGCATCTGCCATGTAAGGATTGATATCGTCAAACCGGAGGCTTCTCTGCGGATACATTTTATTAATCTTGTCTACGATAGAAGAGTCGGGGTCGTTAAGAACCGGCATATTTTCTTTTGCGTAGCGCTCTTCTCCTGCACTTAGGCTTGGATACTGGGAAACCATCAACAATACTTCTTCACAACCCTTTTCATCATGTGTAGGAAAGTGACAGTCAGCAGTTGCAACAACTTTCTTATCAAAGGCTTTTGACAAGTCAATAAGCCCATCATTTATAGACTTTGGATTCCATGCTTGAATCTCAAAATAGAAATCGTCTTTGAATATCTTTACAAATCGTTCGGACAATTGTTCAGCTCTTGAATAGTTGCCTGACTCAATAGCCTTTGCAATAGAGCTACCACGACAGCCTGATAATGCAATGATATCGTCATCAACTAAATCTTCTAGTAGCTCAAAGTCCATTCTTGGTTTATAGTAGAAGTTGTCAACCCAGCCAGTTCTTGATGCTTTGAATAACTTATTCAACCCCTCGTTGTTTTTTGCAAGAAGAATTAAATGGAATCGCTCATGTTTCCCATCACCATCACCTTTAATCTCTGGAACAAAGTATGCTTCAATACCGAAGATTGGCTTAACGCCTTCTTTAACGCATGCATCTTGAAACTTCAAGACACCGCCCATTGTTCCGTGGTCAGTGATAGCAGAAGCGTACTGACCGTTCCGGCTAGATGTTTTAGCCATTTCCTGAGGCGTAGACATTCCATCAAGGAGTGAATACTCCGAATGGCAATGCAGGTGAACAAAATCAGTCATTGATTTCCAATTCTAAAAGACTACCAATTGTAGGTAGTTGATTCCAATATTTTTTATTGTACCATGCTCGTCTGAGGAAAGCGTTGTGCCCCTCCTCAAGAAGTGTGATTACTTCGTTTGGATTATCTTCTACAATGAATTCAGCGTTAAGATCATTAATAACATTATGCTTTTCACCCATATTACAAAAAATTGGTGTCATTGTTGATATTTGCCATTCATCAAGCCATTGCTGAGTCACACTCATTGATGCATCACTTCTTCTTGCAGTTACAATGTATACATCGTTGCCTTTGGCAAACCATTTATTAACTTGATACCAAGCATCCTCAAAAGGTTTTAAATTTTTCCAAAATAATAAGTCTTCCATTATTTCATTTGATAAGTCACACTCATGATATGTTGTTAACCAGTCTGTGTAATCATAATCAAAATGCCCTCTTATTTCAAGAGCTACGGTTAATGATTCGCCAATATTAGCGATTACACCGTCAAGATCTAAAGCAATTGTTTTTCCCATATAAATAGCAAGCAGGGGAGATTTCTCCCCCCTGCGCCATTACCTCTCTATTAGAGTTACCACTCGTCTTTTGAAATTTCGCCAGTTGTAAAGAATCGCTCTTGCTTGTCATATGACAATGTTAAATAAACATTGTCAAGATCATGCATTGGCAGTTCTGCTACATCCTTTGGCATTTCTGAAACACTCAATGGAATAAGGCTATAGTTTGTGTCTGACGCACCTGAACCTTGACGAGAATACTTGTACTCTCTATCAGTAATGCTACCGAATTCCTTTGCATACTCAATAAGAATTGAACCAATATGACGCTGATTGAATGTTGTATCAATAATTCGTGGTTCCCAAACTCCCGGCTCTACCTCAACTGCAACATTAATTACTAAGTGAGTCTTTGGCTTCCATGCCTTATCTTTATGAGTTTGTTCCGAACCCCAACAACGGAACCCAAACTTTTCAAGTCCGGCGGTAGAGGCTGCTCGCCACTTCCAGTTGATTGGTGATGTAATAACTGGAACCATTACTCCAGTCCCAAACTTTTCATCAAAGTTTTTTGCATCTTCTGTCAACTCTTGACGGAAGCGCACCTTGATTGATTCTCCTGCTTGGATTGTTAGGTACTTCTTAGTACCAGTTTTATTTGCACCCTGTGCAGGTGCAACTGCTTTTTCTAGCTCTGATAGTGTTTTTACTGTTTTAAACATATTTATATCTCCTATATATGTGATTGTTTGTTTGTTAATGTGTTTATTATTTCTTCCTGTGTCATCTCTCCTGCGTCTTTTTTGTCCGCAGGCAATTGCACAGTGTAGAGGTCTTTACCGCTACAAGCAAATAGTATATCACGCTTCATGTACTCTCCTGCCTCATCATTGTCTGAAAATACAATTATTGAATCAAAATATTTTTTCAATAACTTGAACTGAAAATCAGAAATCTTTGAGCCAAGTGTAGCAACAACATTGGGGAAACCAGCCTGATGAATGAACATTGCATCAATACTTCCTTCCACAACTATGCATGAATTATACTGTTTAGCATTTTGAATGTTAAATAAAACATTGGCTCTCTTAAAGCCTTTGTTGTACAAGTATCTTGGTTCTTGCTCGCTCTTTATAGCACGACCAATAAAACCAACAGCCTTATACTGTGCATCCCTAACAGGGATTACAACTCTCTCTTTTGCTGCCGAATATCCAACTTCAAAATGTTCTAATATATCATACTCCAAGCCTCTCTCATAGAGAGTTAAGAGTTTTTGTAAATCTTCATCATTGGTATAGTCAATTTCAACATCAGATATATTGAGTTGTTCTTCCTCAGCCTCTTCATAATTAAGTTCTCTATCAATATGATTCTGAAGAGCAACATGATCTAGCTTGATATCTTTACCAAAAGGTTTCCCAGTAACTTGTTTATACAAGTGCCTGAAGTTACCTTTTTTACCGCAAGATGGATTAAAGCATTGCCATAAACCAGTCTTGATGTTGATATAAAACGCTGGACTATGCAGATTTTTATGGAAAGGACAGAAGATATTTACTTCACTCATGCCCTCACTTTGGACATGAATGTTGTAGTCATTAAATAAATCTCTAATGTTCTTTTCGAGATTACTTGATGAAATGTAACTGGAATTTGAAAATGTTTGATTTCGCATTATAATCTGTTACCAATTTTGTTTTAATAAAGCTTCCATGAACGGCTCTCCATTCATCTTCTATCCAAGGTCTTAACCTTACAATAGTCTCAATATCTTGAGCCTCTCCATTAATGTATCTTTTGGGCATTATAGCTCCCATTCTTCATTCCACTTTCCTGTTTCAAGGTTCCATCTAAGATAGAAACCAAATTGTGTTGATCTTCTTACTTTTCGTGATACAACCTGAAAAACATCAGAGTTATATTCACGATGAATTGCTAATACTAAGTCGGCATCATAGGCCAACTGCTTACTCCATGCTACTTCTTCAAGTTCAGGTGGTCGCTCTGAGTGACCCTCATTCATTGTTACAGCAGCAACATCGATAATGGGGATACCATTCTTAACAGCCATACGCTTGAATGCTTTAGAAAGGTTCTTTGCCTTTTCTGTTTCATTCTTTGCGCCAGTCGCATCATCAAATAGGCCGTGATAGTCAAGAATAACCATGTCCGGATGATACTGGTCAATCTTTGCTTGAACCATATTTTGGTCAGCAGATTCTAACCCCTCTGATGTCACCAAATAGATTGGATGCTTACCCTCAAATGTATTCTCAGCCCATACTGCATAGTCATCCACAATGCTTCTGTTGGCTTTTACAAGGTCTGTATTGGTAAAGTGCCCCTCGCCGTTATTTAAAAGCGTGTCCAGTCTCTGACCTTCCTGTTGTTTATTCATTTCTAATGAAATAATCAAAGGTCGGTATCCTGCCCGCCATGCATTTACTGCAAATAAACGAGCAATAAAACTTTTACCAACGCCAGTCCAACCAAGAAGAACAACAAAGTCTCCCGGTTGCCAACCGCCGAAAGACTTATCAAGAACTTTAATTCCACTAGGTATTCCAGGAATATCTCTTGACTCTTCTAGTGATCTTCTTTTTAAATCGCTAGCTCTATCTTTCCACTCACTTACAAGGTCAGTATCCTTAAGACTACTGGAGAACTTATATAATTGAGATGTTGATTGCATGAGATATGCCATAGCCTCTTTAGGGCCCATATCCTTAAGCATATTATTGGCTTTAGAAATAATCTGCCGTGTTTGATACGACAAAGATTCTTTCTTTGCTTCTATTAAGTAATAACTTAATGGTTCAGGAGTATTGATAAACTCAAAGTCTGGATAGTGGTGTTTTACCGTATCCTTTGAAGGAGTCTTTTTATGCTCGTCATAATGTTGCACTACGAAGTTCCAAATGTCACGATGTTCAACAAAGACATTTTCAATGCCCTCATTAACCGCCTCAACATAGTTACCCGAATTAAGTAAAGAGTTAATAACTCTTATTTCATAATTCATTTTCCATTCGCTTTCTTGTTTCTTCTAATATTTCTTGGAATCTGTTATCAGACTTGTTGTTGAACTGCACTCTGTCTATATGTGTTTTAGATTCAATTGCAAAATCAAATACTAAAACCGGCCCTGTCTTCCCTTTGACAAAAGATTCAATAGCTTTAAACAATAGTTCTGATTCATAAAACTCAGATATTGCTTTGGCTACTGGCTCTTGTCTAGGGGAGTCAGGAATAAATAGCTTAGAGTGCTTTTTGCAACAATCCTGAAAGAATAGAATCGTCTGCTCTCCAGTTGCTTTCATTTTCCCTCGTTGCTTCTTGCCAAGTGTGGACTAGGTAATCATACTCGGAGATACCGGCAATTACCCCAACAAAAGAGGTATTTTTTAAAGCAGTAATTAGACATTCTTTTTTGACAGTACATCTTGAGCAGCCTTCTTTTGCATACTCAACTTCTTTAATGTCATAAGATAACCAACTACTTGCTTTGGCATCACCTGTGCAGATTGCTTTAGATCTCCAATTACTTTGCATCATCTAATTCTTGAAGCTTTGCCTCAATTTGCATATCAATGGAATCCCATAACTTCTTCCACGAAGCCTCATCATCCAACGATGGTGCCATTGTTTTAGCACCTGCGTCAAGACGAAGTGACTCGTAGTTTCCAAGGTTCTTGGTGATTCCAAGGGATGCCCATATTTCTACTTTTTCTTCACTCATAACTTTAACTTTACCTTTTCCTGTATTGTTTTAATTTTGGCATTGATGCCAATATTTTTTTCTTGTGTTGGTCTACCGGGTGTTCTATCATTAAAGAATTCAATCATTTCATAAACATCTGATTCTTCATAATAGCGCCAATTCTGGTAGCTCTTATACTTTTCACCAAATTTACTTGGCTCTGGTATTAGATTCTTTTTTTCATATTTTCTAATTGTGTCAGTTCTACGCTCAACAATTTTAGCAACTTCTCCAACAGTATATAGCCTGATTAGGAGAAGTTCTGACTGCTGATACGGAATTAAAATGTTTTCTCCATTATCAAGTCTTTCAGCATAAATTTTATTGCTATTTTTATTTACTTTCTTTAACTTAACGATAGTATCAGAATAGCGATAAAACTTATTTAGGACTGGTTTTTTTGTAATCATTCCTTGCCCTCTTTCCTTGCTTTAGTTTCTCTAAAAATAATTCTAGTTTTGCAACTTCTATATCCTTAGTATCACCACACACAACGCATGTAACATCTACATAATAAGTTCCATTGGCATAGTAATCTGCACCAATAAACTTTTGCTGTCCACATTTAGAACATTGCAATCTTATGTTTCTCATAGAATTTTAATCAAGCCAGCATGTATATTCTGCTGTAACAATTCCTCTTTCTGGATGAACAAACATCAACGGTTGAGATGCTTGACCGATAGCAGCAAGACTCTCCATAGCGTAAGTATTAGTTGACTCAGGGCTTCCTGAGATACGACACTGCACACTGTTAAATGTCATCTTAGTTGGGGTATGGAAATGACCAAAGTAAACATCATCAAATGGCTCTTCAATTGCTCCAACTTTCCATCCAAAGATTTTCTTTTGGAATGAATAAAAAGTTGAAAGACTGCCAAATTGATCACCGTGAATAAGCAATGACTTATAGTTGCCAATTGTATCAATTGCGTACCAGTTTCTTTCTCCACGACCATCGGGGATGTGGAACTTAATACGCTTTTCATTCTCAAACATAAGTTGAAGAATCCTATAAAGCATACGATCACCATTAGTTTCAGGATCATGGTCACGCCTTGCACGACCTCCAACTGAGCCATGATTACCAATTACACCAACAAATGTAACTGTCTCAAAATTCTCAAGCATTTTAGTAACAAAGTTCTTTAAAATTCTTGGCCCATCAACAGTAATTTGACGATATAAACCACCATCAATTAAAAATGATTGACCAGGGAAAATTAATTCTCCCTCAATAATGTCTCCTAATGCCCAAATATGCAAGTGCTTAACTGGGTGTTCTGCTCTTTGAATTTCTGTCAACTTAATAACAGTTTCTGCATACTGCTCAATTCTGCGCTCACATATTTCAGAGTTATAAGTAGGTGTTACCTTAGCAAGTTGCCAGTCTGCTAGAACAGCAACAGCAACTTCCTCAGAAGCCTTTCTCTTATCTTTTGCAGGAGTTGGAATGCGATCAATTTTATTGTCCGCAATGTCCTCTTTTACTGCACGATAAACGGCACTTGCAAGTTCAGTACTCTTGCCCTTAAGTTTTTCATACTCTTGCAAAAGCTTTGCATATGAAACCTTAAGTTCTGATTCATTTGTCGGTGTTTTTCCAACCACCGGATTTACAGGGATTTCCACAAATCCATTTTCTTTTCTAAATTTACACAGACCCATTGAGTCAATAGACTTTCTACAACTTGCATCTGCGTATTTTTGGTTTTGTGTATTTGGTTCAAAGGTCTGATTACAGCCTTCTGCTCCACATTCTTTCATTCGGACTCCTTCGTAGTCTCGAATATCATACCATAGGAAAGTTAGATATTTGACCTTTTAAGTCTATTTTCTATGGGTTTATTTTGAGCATGATTTCTCTTTTTAGTATGGGGTTTTGTATTCTTTACAGTCTCTCTCATCTTTGTTTTATGAGCAGCTGAGGACTTATGACCTTCTTTATGCAATGCACTATGTTCTATATGAGTACATAAAAAAAGATTATCTAAACGATTGTCATCTTTAATTTCATTAATATGATGGACCGTTTCCCAAGGCTGCAAATAGCGTTGCACGTACTCTTCCATAACAAGTCTATGCTCATAAGCATAACCACGAATATTCTTTGGGTGATCTGTTTTTAATACCCTGACGTAACCTTTATCGTCAATGTACTTTCCACCATTATAGTTTGCACTATCTTCGCCAGAAGGCGGTTTGTCTGACCAACTCACATCTTTACGCTGTGATGCAAGAGCCAAGGTTATGCAACTCCACCGATATCTTCGATATAGAATTGAACTAGTGACGAATCAGTAAGCGCCCATGTACTTGGGTTTGCAGAACTTGCACCAGCGATTCTTTGTACTTCAATAAAGAATGATTCGTTAACTTCATCTGAAGAATAAATTGAAGAGTAAACTCCAGCCCCAAAAGTCTTTCCAGTTCTTAAAGTTGTATTTGCAATATTCGCACCACCACTGACTAAGTTGATAAAAGTTCCAATTCCAGAATTAAGTGTGTATGTTGTTATTGTATTACCACTACTTACTCCATTTCCTTTGCAAAACCTAATCTCGTATCGGCTATCTTCTCCACCAGAACTCGCTTGGGTTATTCCAGGAAGATGAAGAGTTAATCTATAATATCTTGTTGACTCAACTGTAACACGATTATCAGCACCTCCGACTAAATCAAGAGAGGCTAATTTGACATTGGCAAACTCTGCTGAGACTGAGGAGCCATTAGTAATGACAGTATTAGAAATTTTAAGAAGACCTTTAGGCTTATCTTCATTAAAAATTTTAACCTGCTCAATATTAGTAGACATCTGGTTAAGACGAACGCTACTAATCGGGGTTAAATCTGTCCATGTAACAAGGGAGTAGTTTGTATAGTCAGCCATATCTATCTATTATACACCTTCTGAAGTTTGTCCGCTGCTCTCTAGCTCTTCAACTCTTGCTGTCAATTCTTGAATAGCTCTAACTGCAATCGACATAATTGCATTCTCTTTATACATTGTAGGCTTAATATCTTCAAAATCTTCTTCTAAAGAAAAAGGTGTTCTATCGACACGATCAAATTTTCCAGGATCAGTCGCTTCATATGACAATAGTGACACATCTATTTGGTCTTGAACTTCTTCAATGTCTTCAATAATAAACCCGGCTTCAGTACTGAGTTGTCTAAGAGCATAAGTGTAGTCAGTATCCCTTTCATTGCGCTTCACTGTGAACTTGACTGGGCGCAACTTCTTTAATATGTTCGTAGCAGCAACGCTAGGGTCTTCATCAAAATACTCAATGTTTTCTTTAATTGCTCGTGTTGACGATCTGAAATAAAGAAATCCGTCTAATCTAAGCACAGCGCTTCCACCAGTAGCTAGACCCGGAAACTGTGAACAGGAAACAAAGCCATTGGCTCTTGTTGATAAGGCAATACCCCCACCACTTCTTTGTGATTCAAACATGATGCCTTCAGCGTCATTACCTTGGCTTGTTGTCAAAGAGAAATTAGAAACAGTTGCGCCCCCCAATGGCATCAATGATGGTTTAGAAGTTATTTCCGAATATGAATGTGTATGACTAGAAGTTGCATATGTATTTGCAACACCGCCATAAACTTGAAGTGTTCCACCGCTTGTGATGCAAACTAACTTATTGCTAGATGTTGTGGATGGATCATCATATAAAGCAGTCGCATTGACCACACGCATGGTTCCGGTTGAAACGCTGTCAGAGTCTCCACCAAGATATGTGTATGTGCCTCTTCCTCTAATTCCATAACCAGAACCGACCCAGATATTAGTAGCTGACTCAAGATACAGCCCCGCACGAATTACGGATGATGTTATAGAGCTAGTAAGATCAGTTCCATTTGTCGTTCCTCTTACGGTTATTCCAGCGTCAGTATCATTTATATCGACATTTACCCAATAATCATTACCAATAATATTATCAACATATTTATAGGCTATAAAATGTCCAGAAGCGTCTATTTTTACATATTCTCCAACTGCACTAAGTGCAACTTCATCACCTGCTACCAAGTTACCACCAGTAACATCTAAACCGCCAACAGAACCTGCTGCTAAAGCACCTCTGACAGTTACATTATTAAATTCAGCATTTCCATCTGCGCCTATTCTAAACCCAGCAGAGCCAGCAGAAAAACCATTACTTTGAATTTCACTTGCATTAATATTAATACCACCAATGAAACCATCAGTAATTGCATCGCCATTGTCAAAAGTGCCAGGCGTTGAACCATCAGGAAATTGCAGAGTTCCTTTTATTGTCAAGGTACTTCCATTCCAAGTAAAATTGCTTCCTAAAGAAAAATATCCACCTATGTTTGCAAATATTGGCGTATTAGTGTTTGCATAAACACCAGTTCCAGCAACTAAGTTTCCTCTAATCTGAATGTTATTAAAAATTCCAGTACCATTACTGTAAATAGCCCATCCAGTTTGAGTTGTTGTATTGTTAATAAAGTTATTACTTCTAATAATATTATTAACTAATACAATATTAGAGGATAACTCATCTGCCGTAATAGTTCCTGCAATAATCTCTCTGGCAGAAATGGCATTGGCCTGAATGCGAATACCTGCAGGATTTAAAACCCTACCCTCAATAGTGTCAATAATAAAAGTTTTAAGAACATTTTTATTATTCTGCTGTCTTGCAGACCTAGAAGTATCTCTAGCGTTTTCAGTAGCAACAAAATCAAACATTGAATATTTTGATGTATCAATCAGTGTAGAGGTAAGACCATCATGCTTATGCCCCTCAACCCTTTTAAAAGTTACTTGGCCTTCACTTATTACAACATTAGATTTAGCAGCCATTAAACAACCTTCCTTAAAACAAGAGAATGAGATATAGACTCACCATAAGAGAATTCTTGTGATGTAACCCAATACTCTCCATCAATTATATCAAATGCATCTAATGCACCAATCTTAATACGATCCCCAAGCTGAATTGTTGGAATTGCCATTATGCTGACATTGATAATAGGGACTGGCTCACTCATCTTTTCAATGATAAATTTAGCAATCTTGCTGGCATGCTCAAGTGATGTTATGTATGGGCTATCAATAGTTAATTCTTTTAATCCATATTTTCTTATATTCTCTTGGAGCAATTCTGTCTGTTCGCTCACTTGCTCAGTGCTTGAAACAACTGTGACTGGAATGCCAGAAATGGAGGTAAAATATTCCTTCTCACTGATGGGGTCTTTCCCTTGTGCGTAAACAATTGCACCATAGTCGTTTTGATCAGAAGCTGCGATAACTAATTTTGCACTATAGCCACTATACTCAAACTTAAGAATATTGATTATATCTGGATTTTCATCATTAATACCAATAATAAAAGGTTGATTAACACCAATTGCCGGAGATTTATCATAGTTAATCTGAAAATATCTTGCTTCTCTAACCTTTGTGTCGGCATCAAAGGCAAGAGCAGTCGTGTCAAACTGAGCTCTTTCAACCTCAAGAAATGATGTGTCAGTTTTAGATTTATATTTAATAATCTCAGTTTTAACTTCTGAACTCACAGTTTTGCTTAGTGCTAAATATCCAGTGTTAGAAAATATAGGGTCAGTTGTAGTAGATACAGGAATCAATGTATCGTCTAGTGTAATGTCAGATGTTAATTTTACAACTGCTAAAGTAGTAGGGCTAGGTGCAGTCCAAAGAGGTTGAGTACCTGAGTCAATATTTGCAACCGAACTAATTTTTACAACAACTTTATTAGTCTGCAATTGGCTAGTGTAATCACTACTTATAATGTCTGATGAATCATTGATTGTATATTGGACATTTGCATGTTGATCAATTGATTCCTCAAAGAAGCGATTATATGACTCATATCTAGCATAACCTTCTTCATCAATATAGAAACGACCTAAATCTCCGAGAGTAATTGCATCAACTGCTTCTCTGATATGCCCAATTCCTGAGTATAGGAATGGGAATGTTTGAGGAGTGTCAACCTGTGATGATATATATCTATTAAGGACATCTGCAGCAGACAAAGTTTTTTTATAGATAGCAAATTCATCAAATATAAAATCACGGCCTGTTACGATTGGGACTTCTCCAACTCCCGCAGTAAATGAAGCACCTCGCCCCCCGATTGTAATATCACCTGTTTGTGTAACAATATTTCCAACAAGAGTTGTTTGCCCTTCCATTGAGCCATTTAGGTAATATTTTAATTTTTTATCATCAGTATTATATGTTGCAACAATATGATAAAAAGTATCATTAATTAGCTCAGATGTTCCAGTTGCTGAATAAGTTCCGGAAGATGTTTTTATCTTAATACCATGTGATGAATCATCATTGAAATAAAACTCATACCCATTTGCTGGAGATGAATTTGCCCATGTTGACAAGTACTCTCCTGAACCAGTTGTAAAATGACCGTCATAAAATTTAGCAATAAGTTCAATAGAGAAATCTTTTTCACTTATAGTAATTGATGAATGGTTTGGAATTCTTACATAGCCATTATCAATTAATAGAATTCCACGATTATTTTCCTCAGTTGTAATGCTGTCAGCATAGGCTAACTGAACATTGGAAGATAAAAAACCATCGTTTTGATGATGACTTAATGCGACATTACCAATGCTGTATGAACCAAGTGCTTCGTTGGAATTACGCCCCCCTAACCCATCTCTTGCGACTACGGATCTAACTTCAGAACTTGGCATAAGCGTATATGCTAAAGATGAATTCCCCCTGTAAAGACCGATAGAGAAGTTTGCATCGCCAGAGCCATGCCAAAATTCAACCCTTAAGCGATAGGGGATACCGGCTTCTAGATTTAAAAAACTATTACCTCTAAAAGTGTAGGCTGAAAAGTCAGCAGAGGAAGTTGCATCTCTCCTAGTATCAATAATAAGTAAATCATCTAAATAAACTCTTGCCCCGCCATTTGCAATCCTAAGCATTAAGTCTTGATTGCCACTATTTAATGGCATGTAATAACCATCAACAACTCCATTAAAGTATTTTGTAAAAGTCTCTGAGGTTAATATTGAAGTAAAAGTATAGTTACTATATGATAGTGCGTGAACTGCTGAACCGGGGTTCTCTGTTGTTAAAACTGTATTGTCAGGTGTTGAAAAAGATTTGACACCTGCAATCTTCTCTTCAATAGAAAGATTCTTTTCAAGAACATCAACTTTTATATTCTTATATTCTTCTAACTTATCGCTTCTCATTCCCCAAAAGCGAGCTCTTAATCCTGGTTCTAATGATGCAATAGAGCCTGTCTTGTCAATTGAGTTCTCACTAAATGAATAACTAGCAACTGCTCCATAATTAACACCATCTTTTGAATAAGCGGATGTTTGTTTAAATTTACTCTTTGGAAAATTAGCTTGCATTAAAAGATTCAATACACCACTCCCTACCGTTGAGTTTTCAACAAGAAAGCCATTTGTTAAGTTCTTCTCAGAAAGGAACTTAGAAAAATCACTAGCTTTAATTGAAACAGTCATGTCAGAAGTTGAAGATGCCCATTCGTCTACATAATATGTTCCCATATCTACATATTCATAAGGATCAAATTGAACGATTGCGCTGTCAGCATGGGCTATAGGGTCAGAGTCGTAATATCCACGCTCTAGAAAACTTACCGTATTTGTACCAGTTACGGTGTTACAAAGTATAATTTCGCGGCTCTCGTTGTCTGGGTCAATAGTGACATAGAAAGAGCCTGACGGGCCTCCTGATGGGAATATGGCGGTATCTAGCACCGTCATTGAAGTCGCAGAATTAGAGAGGCTTTCTGCCAAATGGGTGTGAGAAAGAATGTCGTCTGTTTTTTTAATTCTCCAGCCAGTAGCAACTGTTACCTTCAAGTCTTTCTTCATATATTTGCCATAGCCAGTTGTTTGATTAAAAGCATTCCATTGCTTATCCGTATTATCTAATTTAATATTTACGCTAGGGCTCTGTGTTCCGCCAATTGGGAGACTTGACTCATGTGTATCTCTAGACCTTGACACTGAGTAATCAATTACTTCATCTGTAATGTCAAGTTCATATATTGGTGCAATCTCATGTATTCTTGCAACATCCGACCCATTTTTGGTAGAAATAACAGTAAAGATTATTTTGGCAGCATTATATGAGGCATTAGATGCATTTGTAGACTTTAAATAAAAATCTTTATAGTATTCATCTTCAGTAAGTGTTACTGTTTTATCAAGCAAATCAATAAAGGTAGCACTTTGAACACGAATTCTAAATTGTTTAATTTGACCTAAGCTTTCTGATGTTACAACTCTAACCTTATTTACTTTTCTTTCATCAAATGTAATTGTCAGAACTGGAGAAGAGGCAAAAACACCATTTGCTTGACTCTTAGTTTTTGACCACCAGCCAAACTCATAATCATCTTCTAGGACTGCCGGAGTTGCATGGAATCTTCCATCAGCTTTAATGACAGTTCCATCTTTTTCTTTAGCATCGCATACAGCCCAAGTAAAAGACTCTTGCTCATATCCATTCATTAATTGATTATTAGTAAAATAATAACCAACAGAACCTTTAGTGTTTACGGTATGGACATCAGTATTGGTAATAACAACATTTGACAAGTGCCTACTATCTAGTAAGTCAATTGTAATCTTTGGTTTTACTACCTGTGAATACCCAGAGATGGCTGAGCTGAAAAAGGTAGACAGTGTTTTACCATATATGTCATTCTTTATCATTATGCCTCTTCCAATGTCAAACTACAGTCAAAATAGTATACACCATCAGATAAATCTCTTCTTAGCAGAGTTTCTGAATATGACCTCACAAATACATTATAAGTTGTCTCTGTGTAAGGAGTTAAGCCGTTTTGATCTTGATTAATGACTTTAAGGACATGTACATCGGGGTCTTCTGAGACTGAAGAAATAAAGTCCCTTCCGTGTCTAGTATCAACTGTCTTCTCCATAAAGTTTGGCAAAAATCTCCATGACAATGAGAAAGTCTTTCTTCCCGACTCCGATGCTCTTTTATAATATCTATTTTTTCTATTATTCCAATTTCTATTTTCAATAAAAGATGGTGCTATAGAAATATCAAATTCTCTATTATGATTTGTTAATGGCTTACCATCGAGAATTAAAAATGTTCTTATAGAAGAATAATCTATAAATGAAGGACTAAATCTCACTGGGGGATTAATATTAGCTTTAGAAACTAAACGAATTAAAGCTAAACCAAAAACAATTTCACCAGCAAGAAATGATGTAGATGTTGTAACACCGACCACTGATCTACCATTAACAGTTTTAATGGCATTAATTTGCGCCGTTGTTGTTACTGCAATATCAGTATGAGCCTTGGTGATTCTTGTCCCCGTCATCACAAGTGAAGAAACAATATCTACTGCAGAGGATGCCTTAGCAACCTTCATTGCAGATGCTGTAACGGATGTTTCCGAATCTAAATGAATCAAACCTTGCAATATCTCGGTAGGGGTAGAAGTTTTAGATATTGATAAATCGATTGATGAGCTTGCAAATGAAATTTTTGAACTAGAGAATGCGGATGACGATTGTATTTCTGAAGAAGATATCCCTGTTGCAATAGTAATTGCAGATGCCGTTACTGATATTGAAAGATCATTAATAAAAGCGCTAGCAGCAAGTCCACCAACATAGAAGTCAATATCCTTAGCCTGTGGTCCTATATTAAACTTTTCATCACCAGCCATTACTGCTCCTCCAACCCAAGGCTTACATCATAATAAGCACAATTAGTTTGTAAGTCTCTTCTTAGCAATCTTTCACTATATGAATTAATATAACATGTATATGCTCTATATTCATCATTTGGATCTAGTTTGATTAATAAATAAACAAGCCCTCTTGTCTGAGCTAGAATATTCAAATAATCACGACCTTTTCTGCCATCGGCGGTTTTATCTTGGAGAGTAGGGAGATATTTAAATGACAAAGAAAATGTTCTTTTATTCTTTTGCACATATCTTTTAATACGCCCTCTTGCCAATTCAACATCAGAGCCAGATTGATTTATTTCTGATGAAAATGTTCTTCCATGTTCTGTAATCTCACACCCCTGTTTTTGCAACGCTGTAAGAGATTCAAACGGAGTTGCGCTAATCAAAACAAGATGAGTGAGCCCTGTTTGCTGGTTCTGAACAGCGACCATTAAAGACCTCTGTTCAAGCCGCTGTATGTAGAGATTGTTCTACTTTGCAATCCGGCATTCTTTTGATTTTGTGGTCCAACATTAATATTGTAATTTTTCATCATAGATTCAAACCATTGCTTTTCACCAATGAAGTTATCAACATAAATATGAACGGTTGATGATGATGTTGTCTGAGGCTGTACAGGTCCGTTATATGATGGAGTTTTAGGAGTGTTAAATCTCATGTCATTCATTGCCTGAAGAGCAGTGATGCCAATATTCTTAACTGCGTTAGAGTTAATTACATAATTTCCACCGTGAAGCATTGCAGGGAGTCCGGGAACTGCGCCACCAATTTTATATTCGGGGATTATACCACCGTTTTTAAACGGCTTTGGCTGATATGTCCCTTGGTTGATATTCTGAAGCATCCCCCAACCGTATTTCTTAACGGCTGAATTTCTTACAACATATTCACCACCATGGAGGATGGCAGGAATTCCTTGTTGAATTGGACCAGTGGTTGCTCCACCGTCACCATAAGGAATGGGACCACCCATTTCACGAAGTTTGTATCCGTTATATCCTTCCGATCTAGAGCCTTTTGTATACAAATTTCTAATAATTGTTAATGATGTTTTATTGGCAGTATTTGAAAGTGTTGGGTATTTCTTAACAAAGTTTTCAAACACCACTAGCGCATTTTCATTTGCTTTATTATTTTTAAGCATGGTAAATGCAGTTGCGAGGTTGTTAACAATAAACTGTCCATTTGCACCACGGTAATTACTCATCATTACCTGAGCCATTCCTCTAGGAGTTACAATTCCACCTTTACCAACTTGCACAAGACCTGTTTCTGTTCCAGTGCCTCCACCAGTGCCTCCACCAGTGCCATCGCCAGTGCCTCCACCTTTTCCACCACCAGTGCCTCCACCAGAGGATTCTCCTTCATTCTTTGCAACAAGTTCTTTGTAGTCTGCGTAAATCTTGAATAGTTCTGCAAACTTAGTTGAAGACTCTCCAACGGCTGTGTTTAAAGTATCTGTAAGACCGATGTACTTTTGCTTCATCCCTTCAATTGAGGCATCAATGGTTGTTTGCCACACACCATTCTCACCAAAAGGATTATTCTTAGCAATAGTGTCAGCTATTGATGCAAGACTCGTAGTCAATGGGCCTTGAGCGTCTACTCCAAGTGCTCCAAGTGCACCTGTAAATGTTCCAGCAAAACTACCGCCAGCAGATGTTCCATATTCATTTGCAGCAGTCTTTAATTTTTCTAGCTGTTCATTAAATTTATCAGCAGTTGTTGGAGGGAATTCAGTAATCTTCTTTGCCGCGTCTGTAAAGTTCTTGATCATGTCATCAAAATACTTAGTTGCAATTTCTTTTGCATTCTTGATTGAATCAACCAAATCTGCTTTTCTTTGGTCTGCTAATTCTTGATTTCTTGAAACTTCAAGATCTGCTATTTCTTTCTGAGAATCTACTTCAGACTTTCTTCCTTCAAGTGAAATTTGTCTTGCATCGTCAATACGACCTTCATAAATTGCAAGTTGATAGTTGCGCTGAGAGTTGAGTTGGTTAAGAGCTCTCTTCTCTTCCATCTCTCTTTTCTTATTTTCATATTCTTTTGTCTTAGTAAGTCTTTCTTCAGCCTTGGCAACCGTTTCAATTTTTGTAATTTGATCGTCATAAAGCTTAAGAGATGCTTCTTTTTGTGTTTTAAGACCTTCAGTAAGAGCAGTTACTGTGTCTGACATTATTGTTTTAATGCGGTCTTGGATATCGTTCTGCAACTCTTCCTTTAAAGATTTCGAGTAACTTGCCATCCTCTTGGCAAGAGCTTTACCACCCTTATCTGCACCTTCCTCAATGCCAGTACCAATATCATTAGCAATCTTTTCTTGCATTGATTTTGTATTGGGGACAGGGACTACTGGAGTAACCTTGACAGTTGCCTTAACAGACTTCATGCTTCGTGCTTTGTCAATATATTCTGCAGTTGCGTCTAATGCCTGCGCAGCCTTTTTAAATACTCCTCCAACAAATGGGAGTTTGCCCATAGCCCCAATAACTTTGGAAATCATTTTTAATATTCCGGAGAACAGACCACCAAATGGTCCCATTAATCCAACAACAGTTTTTCCAATTCCATCAGCAATTTGACTGAAACCTTTAGCAAAATCTCCTTTAAATAGATTAATAATTCCAGAAACAAAAGATATTACACCACGGATAACTGCAAGCAATGGCTTAAGAGCCTGACCAACTCCACCACCTATTACATTTTTAAATAACCAGCCAATAAGTTTAGCAATAAACTTAATAACATCTGCAAGAATATTAAATGCGGTAGCAATGACTTGAACGACCATACTGCTACTGCTGGCACCGCCTGTTAGTTCTCCAAAGAAGTCAATGATTGGTTGAATTGCACCCTTAACACCGTCAACAATAAGACCCCATGCCTCTTGGAATGCTTTAATGCCAGGAGCGATTGCTTGTTTAAATTCTTTCCAGTTTTTTACAAGAATAATTATGATTGCAATAACAGCAGCAATAACAGCACCTACACCCGTGAACATTAAGAATCCACTACCCATGCTCGCAATAGCAGGGATTATTCCCATAATTGTTGAGCCAAGACTTGCAAACATTGGGCCAATTTTTGCGAGAAGGGACATTGGATTTTTAAGAGCAGTCATAAAGCTTGGTCCAACCTTTGCCAACGCTGACCCCATGTCTTTGATGCCAGTAACTGGGTTCTTGGCAAAACTTGCAACGCCCTCTACTGCCCTAAATGTAGTTGCACCACCAAGGAATTTTGATCCAACTGCTTTTGTTGAGTCATAGGCTTTAGGAACAAAGTCTTTAACTTTGTCAGCAGCTAAACCAACATTTAACTTAGTTGTCGCTAGTCTGCCCTTAAATCCACCACCCATAATTGTGTCAACTGTGCTTTCATCAATTTTTTTACCTTTGAAGAATCTTTCCTTTATGAGTGTTCCTGTGCCAACACCACCAAGTTTTGTTGTTATACCCTTTGCTTCAAGTTCAAGTTTACGCATTGTTGCAACATGCTTACGCATTGCATTTTCTTCAGCGAGCAAAACAAGAACTTGCTTGTCTCTATTGAGAACCATTGCATAGAATTTTTCTAATGCAATTTTATTTGAATCAGTTAAATCGGCTCTAAGCAGTGCAATCCTGTCTGCATTAAATTTTTTAAGGCGAGCAAGTCCTCTTGCATTTTCCAATGATTCAACTCTTGCTGAGACAGCAGCAGCCTCTAAAGCTGCTTGTGCTTGTATTTTTCTCCAGTTAAGAATTCTTCCACCGACTTTTGTGCCATCGGCTGCAGTTGAACCTGCAGGATAACGATACATTCCAGTAGGGCTAACGCTGGGTTTGAAAGCAGGTGTGCTTGCAGGAAGCATTCCTGCAGCAAGTTTTTCAGAGTAAGACATTGCTCCTCCACTTGCTAATGGAATTGGTCTACCCCCAAGAAGTCTTTCAATTGTTCTCTTGTATCTATCAGCATAAGCCGCTGCTGCTTTTTTAGCGACATCTGCCTCATGAGCAATTCTGTCTGCATCTGGTAAACTTAATTCAGCAGCAGTAAGTTTTCTTGGGACTGGCATGATAGGCATGTCAGGCATTCCTCCAGCAGTTTTAGCAGAAAACATTCCTTTAAACCCTTTTGCTGGAGAACTACCATCTCCTGTGCGACTAAACATTCCAGAAGACATGAGATCTGCTGTCATAGCAGCCTCTCTTGAAGAATTTAATTCAAGGACTGATTTTGATAATGCGATATTTGCAGTTGTTTGTTTCTGAAGAACGCCAGTTACTAAACCAATCTTCTCAGCAAACTTAGCTATTGGGCCGCCACCGCTAGCCATCTGTGAAATGAACGTTGCAAACTTACCACTTGTATTTACAACAGTATCGCCCATAACAGTAAGAGGCTTAGTTAAATTAAGCATCTTTGTATTTGCAGCGACCATTTCAACTGTCATTGTTTTTAGACCCGGCAAGAATCCAAATACAACTTTTGCAACGCTTCCAATTGCCAGCCTTACTTGACCAAATGCAAAAATTAATGGTCCAATCGCAGCAGTTGCAATCCCAATCCCAACAACTAGTTTTGCTATAAATTCTTGAGTTGCAGGGGTAAGCCTTTTCCATGCATCATAAAGGTTTGATGCAACTTCTGCAATCTTTTCAATTCCTGGTCTAACAATTTTAAGGATATCAGTAGCAAAACCCTTAAATGTGTTCTTAACCCTTTGAATGGTTACGTCTAACGAAGCTAGCGCTGTTTCTAATTCTCGGTCAGCAACTTCTTGAGCGTTTTTAACACCAGCAAGTTCAACATACATCGCTTTACCCGCTTCAGTTGCTGTTTGTCCAATTAAGTCAATGCCTTCTTTTTGTGAAACATTTTTAATACCTTCTGCAACGGCATCTCTTACTTTGATAGCCTCGTCAATTTGCGATTGCGTTACGCTCGCAGAAAAACCTTCAACTGCTTTGCCCGCTTGTGCGGTTGCAATTCTTGCGATAATCGCAATATCTTTGTATGATTTAATTAATGGTAATTGAGCATTCTTTGTTGCATTGGCACTAGTAATAGCATTATTAGCAAAACCTTGAAGTCTTGCATCAGCAGAATTAATTGATTTGTTGGTATCTTTAAGAATAGAGTCAAACTCAGCAAGTTGCTGGATTGGAAGCAACATTCTTGTTCCCTGTCTTTTACCAAAGACTTGAGAGAAGAATTGAAGAATACCTTCATTGCCAGGACCACCAGCTTTACTAAGAGCACCATACGCATCAATTAAAGCTTGAATGGCATCTAAGCCAGTTCCTCTTACTAATTTAAAGTGATCTCCATACTTTTCTGTAAGGCTTGCAAACATTTTTTCTGTCTTTACAGTTGGATTTATTAGACTCTGCAAAGAGAACTTAATACCATTAGCAGAAGCACCAACTTCAAGACCAGCAGCTTTCATAGGGGCAAGAAGACTTGCTGCTTCAGTCATTGACAAACCGAAAGTTGTTGCAGCAGATGCAACTTCAGGGAATGCTTTAGCAATGTCTTTCATGCTTAAGGCTGTTTGGTTTTCAATAATGTTGAAAAGATTTAATTGGGCGGTAGCTGCAGCAATCGCCCTTGTTTCAAATTGTTCAGCAGTTAATCCTTTTGACTCACCGCTCTGCTCCATCGCTCTTCTCGCTTGGAAATATAAACTCTGGACAAGATCTTGCGCAGCTCCAATATCCATACTACCAAGTTTTTCAGTCTTAGCAGTTAGCTCAGTTATCTTGGCAATACTTTCTGCAGTTTGAATACCTAATTCAGCAAAGTCTGCAGCAAGACCAACGGTGAGGCTTTTTGCTATACCGAATCGATTACTTGTTGCTGAGAGTGATTTATCAAGTTGATTAAATTTATCAACCATTGTATTTAACTGTTCATTCTGAGCCTTTGTTCCTGCCCCCAGAACGCCCATCTTGCGAGCAGCAGCATCAAGATTTGGAGCAACACCTTCAAGAATTTTATTTAAACGAACAAACTCTTTATCAACAGCGACAACCGCTTGCAGACCATAACGACCAAAAGCCATAATTGGTGTTGTAAGACCAATGATAAGACTTCTACCAACGAATTGTGCGTCTTTACCTAAACGCTTTTGTTCTTGTGAAACAGATTTTAAATCCTCAACTAAAGCACCGAGCTTAACGCTCTTGATTGCTTTTTGATAATTTTGCATATCTTTGATTCCGGCCCGTGAAAAAGCCGCAGAATGCCCGCTAGCAAGGCTGAACTCTTTGCCAAGCCCAGCAATCTCTTTTTTAACTCTTCCCATTTCATTGGAAAGCACGACCTGATTACGAGTTAACTGAGAAAGTGTTTTAGCATGGCTTTTAAGTGATGAGTCAGCAGAACCGACTGCTTGTGACAATGCTCGACTTCTTGCGTCAAGATTTTTCATTGGATTAGATACGCTGTTAATCGCACGATTAAGTTGCGTCATTGCATTACTAAGTTTGTAGACTTCCTCTACACCCGTAGTGGCAATTCCTAATACAATATCTACATCACTCATTAATTAGCACCTCTTAAATTATCCCATTTTAATCTGCAAAACGCAATGTTATTCTTCAATAGTTTCAAATCCGAGAGATATTGGAAGTGATCCATAGTTAGAACTGTTAATGTATGGAGCTTCTTCTTCCGGCATAGGGTCGTACCAATCATCACTAAAGTCAACCTCACCACCAAAAGCAACTGCTGACGCTTTAATTGACTTTGTATATTCATTTCCACATGCCCGATACAAAAGGAACAACTCATGCAAAAGCAATGAGTCTTCCAGTTCTTCTAGGCTTTTCCAAGCACCGATTTGTACGAATATTTCTGATTCGTATTTAAGCAGGGGGAGGTCATCCCAAGCGATTGGTTCGCCTGTGCCTCCAGACTCCCCCTCTATTGGTTTGGGTCGCCACCCATAGCAACCAACATGAGCTCTTGGAAAGAGCGTAAGTCAAGTGCGTCTTCCAATGCTTCATCATCAGCAGCAAGTTCTGGGTCTACCTTTTTAAGAGCAATCTTTGCCGCAGCAACCATCTTATCAATGTCCTCATCCGAGAGTGAACCTTCGTCAGTTGACTTCATATCATTGGCAACCTTCATAAATTCTCTAAGCGAGCGAATTGTAAGAGGCTTGATAGATCTCGTTTTTCCGTCTGCAAATACAATATCTGTACCCTTATGCATATCGACATTCTTATTATTAGCCATTTTGTAATTTCCTACCTTTGCGTGTATACAGAGAAATCCTCTGTGCAGTATATAATACCACACAGAGGATTGCCCAAGTACTAATTTTAAATGTTATTTATTAAGCTGGCTTCTGGTCAATAATCTTGCCGTACTCGTATCCAGTATCATCAGATGCTGGGAGAACACGGAATGAAACTGCGAAGACTGTTGCCTCTGCTCGCTTCATGCTGATTGTTGAAGATTCCATCGAAATAGCTCTCTTTGTTCTAAACTTACGGGTATAAGTCGTTGAAGCGGTTGAGTTTGGCGCATTTCCTTCAATCTGAACTGCTTTTTCGAATGGGTAAACATTCTGACCACCAAACTTGAATGTTGTGGTGTTTGTACCGTCAAGGTTGTTAACAATATCAGAAGCTGCTGAGTCAGAGTTTGCAACTGTTGAGTTGTAACTCCATGCTACAGCAAGGTTCTCCAATGTGCCTTCAGCCATAGTCGTCTTGACCATAACCTTAACCTTCGACTGGATGACTTTTGCAGCGTCACCGAACTGGTCAACCTCAATGTCAACCATATCTGGTTGCCATGAAATTTCTACTCCACCTTGCGTGTATCCCACATGGCGGAGGGCATCGAAATCGGATCCAGTCATTGTCAAGTTGGATGTTCCAACTCTTACGACTGCTTCACCTACGACTATATTTGCGGCTGTTGTTGCCATTTTAGATTCCTCCTAATTATTCGAGAAAAAAGATTTTCTTTCCTCTTTTGTCACGCCATTTAGCGATCTTTTGTACATGATCTGGGCTAACTTCTTCTTTTTTATTACCAATTCCCAAGCCTTTTTGCCATTCAAACTCGTAAGATTTAGCGCCCATTTTAACGGTATACCCTTCGGCCTTACCAATGTATGTAATAGTAGTATACTTCATATCCTATTAGCATACCACAAATTTAAAGACTTGTTGAGAATATGCGGAAATCTAAGTCCATCTGATACCAGCCTTCTTTTTCAAGAGGTTCAATCAAACTAGAACCCAGAAACACAGAGGATTTGAACCGATGATTGGCACTTGTAATACCACCAGACTGCTGCACACTGTCCCCATGACCTAATAAATAAATTATTCTTTCTGCTAATTTAAAGAGTCTATCAACATCGCTATCATACAAAGAATACCTGACCAAATCATTCCTATTCCAAAACGCCTCTACTGACGGGATTGAAGGACTAAAGAAGTAAACAACAAAAGGAGGGGACTCAGTTCCATATCCGATAACTGGGAAGAAGTTCATGGTCTTCCCAGCAATACTTTGAAGAGTTGCATCATTCTTTAAAAATGTATTTACATCATAAACGCTTATTGTCATTTCGCTCTACTCCTAACTCTTGGCAAATCAATTATGCCAGTTGCCCCGCCTCTTGGACCAAAGCCAAAACGAGCCAATGCATATTCCAAGTTCTTAATAATCTGCTCTTTAGCCTCTCTCTTGAGTTCATCTTCATGCCCTGGCATTCTCGGAATTTTTGCATCCCATAATGCGGATGGATAAGGGGGGACAGATTCTTTTCTTAATTTCATACGATAATCGCCTTTTGCTTTTACAGAATAAGATTTACGACCTTTAAGAAATACTGAAGCTGCAATATATGCATCACCACCAGCAGATGTCTTTGCAGTCTTTGTTGGTGCTATTGTCAATTTATAACCTAATTTACCAGATGCAGCAATAGTGTATTCCAGATATTGTGATGCTGGATATTTCCTATAAAGATTTTGACCAAGATTATTTGCTGTACGAAACAAAGCTGATTGCTGGGCAGAAGCAACTCTGTTTGGAAAAGTATCAATTTTATTCATAATAGCTTCCATCTGTTTAGTCGCATTAGAATTAATAGTCATTTTAAGCATTTTCAACAACCCTTCTTGCGCCAACAATTAGATGATGAAGTCTTCCACCAAAACCCATTTGCTTACGGATACTTATTATTTCCAATGGACCAGTTTCAATTACATTTCCATAACGATCTTTTACATTTAAAATTCTATTATTGTAAGAGATAAAACCAGAGTCTTGATAAGAAATGTAAAACTTATATTCTTCAATGTTTTCAATATATGGCTCAATTCTTCTTTCGCTGACTCCTGACTGGTAAGAGGCAGGGATAGTCGCTGTTTTTGTAAATGTTATTGTTTTTTGACCGGCAGCATTTGTATCAGTTATTTTTTGATAAACATCAACCGTGTGTACAAACCTTAGATATGTTTTTGCTGCCATTAGACCACATAATCCATCACAAACAGTGTGTAATCCATAAGCAAGATATCTGCTTCAATGTTCCCCGTTGATTCATAGAAGTTCTGATTCATATACAACGAGATTGCATCCATGTCAGCTCTATAAATTCCGTGATTACGATATTCAGAGTCATTATTCATAATATCGGCAACAAGAAGTTGAGCAGCCTGCTTTATATTGTCAGGAACATATCTCCAGCCATAATCTCCAGTTACTTTATAAATAGAGTCATTATTAAATTTTCCAATAAGAAATGTGTTCTCTAAACTATTAGATTTCTTAAATCTAATGTTCCAGCTTGTATCAAAGCCAAAACCTTGCTTTACTTTTTCAATATTTGATGTATTCTCTCCGTAAAGAATAAACTCATCATCAGTTCCGGGATCTTGTACAACATCAGTCATTGTTGAGATAGGTAATGGTAATCTAAGGCTCGAAAAACCGTTGCCATTTATAGAGATTGAAAGATCCTGATAGAAGTCAAAGGACTGTCCACAGAATGTATTAATTATGTTCCTGACCCTCTTGTTCAGAGCTTCAAAATTGTTGGCAAATGTATCCTCAAGTTCTGGATAAAGGTCAAAAAACTCTGAGGCCGTCAAGTAGGGGGTATAGACATTTATATAGTCAGATTGGGTATAGGAAACACCAGATACCGTATAGGTAAAATCAACCCTGTGCTTGCCTGCTGAATTTAAAATATAGATTCCCGAACTTCTCTGCCCAAAGGTGATTGTATAAACCCCTGTGCCCGTTCTAGTGGCGCTGGTTGGACCTGAGACTAGATCGCCGAATTCATGATAGAGCGACACCGATACCAGATTTGAGGTTGGGTCACTTGGCAGGGTTAGTGTAAGGGTTTTAGATGTGTTGATTTTTACTTCATCCATTATGCTTTAATTATACAGCATATAGGTTTAGTTGGTAAATCTCAAAACCACCAAAAATGTTTCACTATAGACAAACTGGCTAGGATGACCCAAAGCACATTGAAGAGGATAATTGTTGGCAAAGTCTTGCGGGTTGATGTCCAGATAAGACTTATGCTTGAAATGATGGCAAAGATATATAACCACCACCATTGTTTATCAAGAAGAAGACCCGGAAAGATAATTGCAATCTTTGTTGCAAATCCCCAAGCCTCTACTGAGTTAACCCTTGTCCAATAAGAACGACTACTCATCGTCTTGATTGCATCAATTATTTTCTTAAAGAATACCATTTCTTTTTTTCCTTCATCTCTTGCTCTATTCTAATCTGGTGCTGTCTATAAATCCGGCTATCATCCCTTTGAGCTAAGCTTCCTTTGCCCATACCATTCCCATTTATAAATCTACGCATTGATTCATTTCCCCAAATAATATTTTTAAAATCTCCATGCCTATGATATGGAATCATATGCTGGATAGGTGTTCCGGCTGGAATAGTAAACTCCTTGTCCGTTAAAACATTTATCACAACATTTATTTGGTTATAAAAATCAGTATGAACAATGCCCGGAACAATTGTATAATTTTCATTAGGTTCGTGTAGCATTGGTAGCGCAATAAGAGAAACCCCTTTTGGAGTGCGATATCTCCAAGGTGTTACTAATTTAGGGAATTGACCTGTTTGAACTTTATTATGTTTTGATATAGGACACCCCTCAGCCATTTCTTTGTTGAAGCCATCAATTGGAAAAGAATAATGATCATTGAAATCAGATGTTTTAAATTCAAAACGCTTACCAGTGGAGTCTGGTCTTATTGTTACATCACACCATAGAGGGATTACAAAACCAGCAGTTGAGTAATCGTATACACCTTGGCATCTTCTCAATGAAAAACGGTCATGTGGTAAATCTTTCCACCAAGAAGGTAATTTTTTTTCCGTAAGATATGGCGGAATGCCCATGATCCTATTGTCATCAGGGATTATTACAATTTCATTCTTCTTGGGCTTAGGTATATCTTCTAAGAAATTTACAACCTTATATTTGTATTTGTTTGAGCGATTCCGCATGGTCTACCTTTGCATGATTTGATTGTTCTATCTTAGCAGAGTCAACAAGATGAATTACATGATCTCTAATATTGAAGTACTCAATTAACCTAGTGGCATTCTCTCTCTTCAAGACCCCTTGCCCTTGTGCAACATGATACAAATGAGGAACATGGAAAAGTTCAAAATCAACATTGCCAACATCAGTTGCCATTGGGCTGCGTACACTCCATAGATCTAATAAATTATTCAAATACTCTGGCTTTTCCATGTTCTTCTGGTTTCTCCACATTTCACTATCATCTCTATCAGAAATATAGTGAAGGGAAATCATGGAAACCAAGTTATCCATCATAACATCCATTTTTTTATTAAAGTTGTTACCGACTATAGAATTAGAATCATCATAGCCTACAAAGTTTTCAATAAAGCACCTAATTTGCTGAATTGTTGAGCTTATTGAAGTAGCCTCTAGTGGTTCAACAAATGAAGAACACAGACCCAAAGCCAAACAATTCTTATACCACATTTTGTCAAGACTTCCCGGTTCAAATTTAAAAGACTTCTTTGGTGTAACTTCAAACCCAAGCAAATCTGATACATCCTTTATAGCCTGATCATCCGAAATTAAGTCAGAGTTGAATACATAACCGTTACCCCGCCTGCTTTGAGTTGGAATTTCCCAAACCCATCCATTAGCAGTTGCTCTAGCCCGAGTATAGGGTCTAATCTGACCACTGGGGTCAGACTCTGTTGGGAATGCTATAGCAGCATTCATTTGAAGGAACTTTGAGTAAGACCTCCACTTAGTATTCCCCATTGCATTCATCAAGACTCTGGCTGTACCACTAGCATCAATCCAAAAATCCGATGTTTTTACATCCATATTGGATGTCATAACAGATTCGATATATCCATTTTCATTATTCAAATTTACTTTTATAACCTCAGTATCTTCAATACTGATTCCTCTATTTTGGCATAATTTTTGCAAATAATCATTTAATCTATTTGTATCAAAATGGTATTGATTGACTGATGTATGTGGATTATCCGCTCTGACCTTGTTTTCAATCATAGCTCTAGATGCAGTATTTTCAGTCAGTGTTTTTCCAGCTTCAACCAATCCATTGTATAAACCACTTATTTGAAAAGGACCTTCATAGGGAACAGACGCAACGCTATGGAAATAATCAGGGGTATGCTTTGTCCAATTTTCAAATCGAATACCATTTTTATGAGTAGCATGTGTCTCATTAAGCATTTCTGCAAGGGGTATCTTGCAGATATCCATGAACATACGCCAATGTTCTGTGCTACCTTCCCCAACACCAACGATTCCAATCTTTGATGAAGACAATATTGATATATTGAATCTTGGATAAGCTGCTTTTATCATTAAGCCAGCTAACAGTCCAGCAGTGCCAGATCCAACTATTGTAATGTTCTTTGTATACATACAACCTTATCTATCATTTTTTTTGGATCAATACTTGGTGAGTATTGTAAACTATTTTTATTTTCAAAATAAACTTGAATAAGTTCAAGGTAATCTTTGCCCTCATAATCAATATTATTCCTTGTAACAATGTCATACATAAAAGTATCTATTTGATGTCTTTCTGAGGCAAGAACGCTTGGTGGTATTACAACACCACTTGGATGTGAATTGCTCAAGGATGTTAGGGTTCTATACTGGCAATTTGATTTAATAAAATCAGAAAGGACTTCCGGCATTTCTTCTGCTAATTCATTTTCTCTTCCAGTATATGGCTGACCATTTAAATACTTGGATAGCCTAGACGGAGGATATTGAGTGGACAACCATTCTTCTAATTCCGATGGGATGTTTAAACTTGCCCATAAAGCCTTTGCCTTTTGAGAAATCTCAATATGCTCTTGAACATCACTATCCGACACCTTAGCCCATTCATAAATAAGTTTAAGTATTGAAGAATAAGACCTTCCAGCTAGAAGCTGGTTGAATTCGTCATTAGGGTTTTCATTTTCTACTTGTAGAGTCTCAAAATATGCAATATGACAGACACCAGAAAGGCTAATTGGATTGAATGTTTTGGATATCACATAGGGGTTGGTATTTTTAGGAATAAAAAAAGGAAATCCGCCATATTTCCCGTAATCGCATCGAAGCGGGTGTGTTCCATCTTTTGTTTTTGAAGTACCTTCAATTTTAGAATAGTCTTCAAAACTTGGCAATTCAATGGAATTAACAAATAAAAAAAATTTAAAATAATCAAATACTTTTTTATCTAAAATATCAAACATTTGATCAAAATAAGTTAAATTAATATTTATACCATTACAAATAAAATTATGGACACCAACGCCCCTGACTGGGAAGGCAATAATCTTGCCAGATTCTGTATTGATTACATCATAATCATTATAAGGAACCAAACCGTCTACGGTATTAACCTTTAAATCAGTATTGCTCACATCCCCTATGAAATAGAAGCTTTCATAGTCAAGGGGGTTAATTTCATTAATGCTTTTCATATGAACCATGTTACCAGACTATATTTTACACCATTATCAACTGGGTGCGCTATGTGTGTATATGGAAAATTGGATGGGAAAAGAATCACATCATCCTTGTTCAGCTTGACTGTCAAGTTGAAATTATTAAATTCCAATTCTCCTCCATCAAAACCATCTTCCCCTAGGCAAGCAACCATGCTAAGAATTCTTTCATTTTCGGAACCATGATCATGGTGTATATGGTATTCAGAACCACCTGTGTATTTTAATAAAGAATACCCTGTCTCTGTTTTTAATGAAAGGTCAAAAAAGTTTCTATAGTCCCAAATGCATTCGTTTAGGGGTGTAAGAATGTTTTCTATAAACTTTCCTTTTAAATCTTTTAAATCTTCATTAACATCTTCGGATAAGAGTACATTCATTGACATTTCAAGAGAAGTTCTGTAATCGCCAACAAACCCATTGTTTACACCATTGCCAGTTGATGACTGCATCCATAACAAATATGCCCAATCTCTATTTGCTTCACTTTCAATTAAATTAGTAAAATTTTCACTTTTTAATGCGTTTCTATATATAAAAATACACGGAGCTTGTTCAAATTTTTCAATTGACAACAAAACTAAATTCCTCTTCTTTATTATCGTCAACAAGAATACTGCACAGATGCTCGCCAGAGGTTTGACAAAGGTAGTTGTACCTTACAGTGTGCATTTCTTCATAAATAGGTTTAATTGATTCATTGTTTATTAAAAGTTTAATGTTATTCTTTAAAGTTTTATATTCATTAATATATCGGATACATTGATGAAAACCAATAGGTGCTTCTGTGTACAACAGACTTAGATCCTTCTTTTCTGGGATTTTAATCACTGACACAGTGTATCTATTGAAATCAACATCTGTGGATTCTTGCGAATCTCCAATTAAAATTGGAAGACCTGTTTTGATCGCCAACTCTTCTGCGCTAGCAATATGGTCATCGCTAGGGCAATACACATATCTTCTCATTACAAGTATCGATTCAGCAAGTCTTTTGTTTGGATATAGTGCTCGTAAGCATTTTTTAATGAAGCAAATTTAACAACATCTTCTGGGGATGTTTTGTCGTCAAAAAACCCTGATTCAAAACTGTCAGGATCTATTCCTGCTTGAATCAGACCAGAATACAGACTTCTTTGAGCTTGTGTTATATTTTCTTCAACAATTTTTTTCTTGTCTTCATCTGTTATGTTAAATATCATAAAATCTCCTATGTGTTTAAAATTGTAATTACTGAACCAGATTGACCTGCTCCACCACCAGACACAGTTCCACCAATTGTTGATGTTACCACCGTGTTGGCTATTGAGTCAGTAATGATAATTATACCACCACCACCACCAGTGATGCCAGCTGATCCGGCAGTTGATGAACCAGCAGCGCCTGCAGTTCCACCATTTTTTACGACACTTCCTTGACTTGATACGGACCCCGCTGTTCTGTAGCGATATGTCCCATGATTGTATTGGTTGTGATACCTTGGCCATGCAGATGCAATATGCCATGCCCCGCATCCGGAAAAGAATTTATCCCCCCCATGACCACCGTTATGCTCAACACCCTGATGGGGACCATCATGACCAATATGAAATTCACCGCTTGTGTGTGAGCTATCTGCGATTCTTGCTTCTCCAATATTACCTCTATGCCCCGGAGTATGGTCAATGCTATTAATCCCATAGTATGTTCCAGTTAATGAATCAACATGTGCGTTATTGTTATAATCACCGCTGTGATGTGCATAATTTCCTCCTTGGTTATTTGCAGCACCAAAGTTATAAGTTCCGGGACCATGACCAAAAGTGCGATTAGTTTGTACCCCGCACCAATAAGAACAATCCCCCGAACAGGTAGTATGGTGTACCACACCTCTATGAACATGGTGGTAGGTATACCCATGCCTATAATTCTCTGCATAGGCAACATTCGGTCCGCCATGTGGAAGATTTGGGGTAGGAGTTGAGGCATGAGGTCCATGTGTTCCATCACCTGTTATATAATGCTTTGAACCATCAACCAAGTGAGTTAATGGTTGATTAGGAGCTGCTGTACCTGCACTTCCTGTTGAGCTATTTGCACCAACATTTGCATTCTGCCCTTGAGCTAAAATTGTTCCTAATCCAGTGATTTGCTTGGCAACAATGAGGACAATACCCCCGCCGATTCCGCCGGTTCCTCCAACAGACGCAGGTGGTGTTGTACCAGCAGTTCCGGGACCGCCCGGTGCAAGAGCATTTCTGTTAAGTTCACCAGCACCACCATTTGTTGCAGGGGTTAAAGTTCCAGACGCACCAGACGCACCAGCAGCTCCGCCTCTTATTGCAGACACTGTTCCTTCGGTATCTATCACGATACCAGAAATCAATGTTTCAATATTTTTCCTATCAGAGTCAGTTATTTGTGATGCTGTATATGTATTACCACCAGAATTTCCTCCGATGGCTTTTGCGATATTACCAGAGCCAAGGAGCATACGCTCTGCAAGGGTCGAATTAGAATAAAGTTGTTGCGGGATGACTCCAATATTACCAGTAAGAGTCAGTGTATTTTTTACAAATACACGATAACCGTTTGTATTCAGATGAACTCCGGTATTAATAGTAAGATTGTTGTAGTACATATCTCTAGAAAGAGATGTGTTTGAGGCAATTACAACAGTACCGTCAGACCCGGTTCCGTAAACTGAGTCATTACCAATTCTTTGAACTGAAGAGGATGGCTCAACTGAGAACATCCGCACCGGTCTTACGCTGTGTGATTCAGATTTCAAAGGACCAACGGCATCCAAGTATAGCCACATAGAAGCTCTTGAGAATGCATCGCCATAGATAGTTCCAGTTTCTTGCGTTGAACCCCAATAGTTAGCATTGCCTAGATTGTCTGGATTGTTAAGGCCTCCTATGTCTCCATTATCATAAAAAAGAGCGGATACCATTTGACCAAGTTCAAATGAAGATGGAAGAAACCAGTCATTCTTACCACCAGAAGTGCAAGTTCTAGCCAAAGCTGCTGCTGATGTAGCGGGGTCTGTATTTCCCTGAGCGATAATGGCTAAAGTATTAGCATAACCAGTTCCATATGCAGTGCCAGTCGCTCCGAGAACATTGGATGTTTGATAAGATGTTTGCGCCCAAGTCCTTTTAGGATCTGCCCCAACCCCATTCCACCCATAAGGAGCAGCTTCAAAATATTTCCCTGTTTCATTACCGGAAGTTGATGGAGTAGCAAATATAAATCCACCGCTTGGACCAATATCGCCAACTGCAAATGTTCTTAATGTTTTAGGACTATATCTTTCTAAACCAGCCATATTACACCAATTGAGAGTATATCACTGAACCATTGACACAACTTGTTCCGCCTGTTACATTTGTTGTAATTCCAGTTGGTAAGGCTGAATGGGTTGAAACAACAATGATTACTCCACCTCCTCCTCCACCGCCACCAGTTAATCCAGAGGCTTTAAAATAAGAAGTTGCGGTTGGGGAAATATAACGAGCAGCGATAATAAGAACTCCACCTCCCGGACCTCCAGAACCACCTGCACCCCCTCTTAAAAAGAGTGGTGTTGTGTTGCTTGCGTTAATGACATATCCTTTTACAGATTGGGTTGGTTGGTACCAGAATCCACTTGTCGTTGTTTTATCGCCTGTACCGCCTTGTGCGACTGTTGGTGGAGTTGCAGTCTGTGTTGCACTGTTTCCTCCAAGGCTATTTGTAACCGCAGTATTAGTAGCACCACCACCCGCAATAGAGCCAGTGCCTGAAAAACCAGTCGTCATCGTATAGTTGTTGGCTGTACCTACTCCAATAGTAGAGTTGGAAGCCAGAGTTAAAATATTTTTTACAAAAATTCTATAACCCGCAGTATTTAAAACAACATCAGAGTTAACAGTGAGGTTATAATAAAATTGATCAGATGTTAAAGTTGTATTTGCAGAGATAGTTACTGTACCATCAGAGCCAGTCCCATAGGTTGAATCTGGGGCATCAATGAATGATGAGAAAGCATTTGCGGAAGGAAATCTAGATATACCGGCCATTACGACTCCTCAACTCCAAAAATAGTTACATTCAATGCAGAGTTTGCAGAGCATAAAAATGTAATCTGATCACTAGTTGTATTGCTTGCAGTATTTCCATTGTTAATTAAAACCATTGAACAGTTAAAAGCAAGAGTTTCATTAGCATTAACTGTTATATTACTTAATATATCATGTGTATTGGCTTCGGCAACATTAAGAGGCTTTAAACGAATGGTTGCAGTTCTTGAAGACGCTGTTGTATTTGTGATTAGAATTTGTTTAACAATTGTAGTTGTGTTTAGAGGTACAGTATAAGCAACAGCAGTAACTGTTGATATCTGGGTTGGACCAGCCAACCTTTTTTGACTAATTGGCATTATATAACCTCCATATAGAATCTGATCATGTTGTCACGAACAGTATTGCTATTTACCCATAAACTACCATTATATTCTAAAACCTGTCCTGATGCTGGGGTTGTGATGGAAACATCGTGGAGTTCATCTATTTCGTACCCATTCTGTGTTGCAACATAGACAATTCCGTTATTTGTTGCACGAACAACAACGCCAACAAAGACGAGGTGTTCTGGGGCAGATGGTTTTGTTTTTGTAAAAGCCCCATTTTCGCCAAGCCATAAAACATCGCCAGCCGTGTATCCAACCGACAGATCAATACCATCGACATATCCACGAGTGACAACAGGACCGTTTTCAGAAGTTGCAATCGATGAAGCGACTAATCCTATTGTTTTGGATGATGTAGCATCAGAGTCATTGTCTGCTCTTTTTACTGTTGCATGGTCACCTGTTGCCCCAAAGAGATAAACAACAGTTCCGGTTGTAAGCGTTGTTGCCTCAGCATTACGAACATAAGTTGCGTTTGAAGCATACTTATTAACCCAGTTGGTACCGTCATAAACAAGAGATTCATATTCTAGTGGCGATGTAATTACGACATCGGTAAGACCATCTAGATTTAAAGAACCAGAACTCCCGAATTCAACAATAGTATTAGAAGAGTTTTTATAAAAAAGCTTACCGTCAGCATAATTAAGCCCTAACTCTCCATGCTCAAGCGTAGAGGGGACTGCAGTAGTTGTTCCTGAGTTTTTAATTTTAATGGTGTTAGCCATTACTTCCTCCTACTAGAAAGTACCGCCATCTACTGTATCAGACCATGCAGGTACACCTGCTACAACTTTCAAGAACTGACCTGTTGTTCCGATTCCAAGATTGGAAAGAGTGTTTCCAGATGAGGAATAAACTAAATCACCAGTTGTGTAAGAAGTAAGACCAGTACCTCCAGATGTTGAAGCAATTGCTGTACCATTCCATACACCAGTCACAATAGTGCCAAGTGTAGTCAAACTTGAGTATATGACTCCTGACCCTAAAGTTGTATTTGAAAGAACTGAAGTTCCAGCGATTTCGTAAACTTTTCCTGCAACGAGGTTTAAATCTTCAGATGAAGTCCATGCGTCTGTTGCATCAACCCAGTTGAAGGTTTTGTTTGTTGCGCCAAGAATTGTAATACCAGCGCCATCAGCCGTTGTATCTGTTGGAGTAGCAACATTTGCAAGAACAATATTCTTATCCTCAACAACCAGAGTTGCGGTATTAAGAGTTGTTGTATTCCCATTAACAATCAAGTCTCCTGTAACGGTAAGTGTATTTCCAATTGTTACATCATCTGGAAGACCAATTGTTACAGCACCAGTCCAAGGACCAGTGCCAGTGCCAGAGACAGTAACTTCATTTGATGTTCCTGTGACTGATGTAACAGCAGCTGTTCCAAGATCGCTAATTTGTGAACCAGTAATTGAAATCGTTGTATTACCAGCAGCAGTTAGACGACCATCCCCCTGTACAGTGAATGTAGCAACAGTATTTGCACTACCATAAGAACCGACTGTGACTGCTGTATTGCCAAGAGTAACTCCAGAAATTGCATTATCAACATAAAGTTTTGTTGCAGCATGAGTGTTTGCTGTTGGAGTAGGTACAAGAACAAGACCATTGAAAGTCTTATTTCCTGATACTGTTTGAACACCAGAGAGGGTCAAGTATGCGCCTGCACCACCAATTGCTTCTACTGTTGTAGCAGTGCCTCCTGCACCACCCGTTCCTTTACCGTAGTAAAGAACATCGTCTACTTCGTTATATGCAAGTTCTGCATTCTCCAGAGAGGCTGGTGCACCGGCTGCTCCTCCAGAAGCCCTTCTTTTAATTCTAATTGTATTAGCCATTTTAGTAATTACCTCCATCAAGTAATGTATTTGCGATTGAGTGAGCATGGTCTGCTCTACTTGCAACCTCAAGAGTTCCGCTATTTGCGGACCTTGTTATATCCAACGGCGCTGCGTCAGATAATGTTAAAATTCTTTCTAGTGTTATTGTTGTTGGAGCACCAACGATGGTTGTTATATCACCATTCTGAACGCTCAATATACTTGCATCACCACTAGACACAGATAAACTTGTTATATCACCAGTATTAACCTGTAAGATTGTTGTATCAGCCACGACTTACCTGACCTGTCAATGAAACTTTGCCTGTCATTAAAGTTGTTACATACGAACCATTTGTTTCTTCAAAGTCGTAAAAATAAATTCCAGGTTCTATTGAAGATGTAGCATCTGAAGAAAGAGACATTGTTACAAGACCATTAGCAGCACTTGTTACAGCAACGGTGAAAGAAAGGACTACGGAATCAGACGAGCGAGATTTGCGCATCTGAGCCGTATAAGTTCTTCCTGTAATGTTTGTATTAACATTCGCACTATTTCTAATCCGAATTTCGTGCGTATAACTATCACCTTTGTAAATTGAGATATTTCTTTCTGCAGCCATAGTTAGCAGTCACAAGTCTCACAACCACAGTCGCATTGTTCAACACAATCGCAATCACACTCACAAGACTTATTTCTCCCCTTTGTCAAATCTTCCATCATGCACCTGGCTTTGGCAAGGCTCTCCATGCTGCTTCAAATTTAGCAGCGTCTTTTGCCATTTCTGGAGAAAGTTCCACATGCAACCACTGGCCGCCAAATGAACCAGCATTATCATCTTTGGTAAAAATTTTTACCCCAGCCTCATTTTCTCCTCTTGAGCAGCGAAATCCTCTTCCATACCCTTGCACTTTATCTTTAACATTAGTATCAAAAGCATAGTCATGGATTTCTTCAATTCCTAATTCTTTAGTATGAGCAAGGAACCAATTCCACATTTCAACTCCTGTCTTACGATCTGGATAACCTAAGTCAACAGCAGCGCCAGTTGCATGAACAGACATCCACTTCTCCATACCAGGATCTCCAATCTTCTTACCTTCGGTATGAGAGTTTCTCATCAGCCTGGCAACATAGATCCCCATATTGGTTGCTTTCCATCTTTTATTGCAAAGTTCAGCGAGTTTTTGAGTTCCAGGCTGTGCTTTTTTTCCGTCAAAACTTGGGTAATAGCTATACTTTCTTGGCATTATTTTGTCTTCCCAAATGCCGAATCATTAGGATTCAGATAGCGCATAATGACAGGAAGGGCAGCAGCCCATAATGCATTTGCAGCCATTTTTACATCACCAGTTGATGCGTATACAGCAACAGCAGCTCCCAATACGCTTCTTGCGTAGGATGCAGCCATTGCCTTTTGTGCTTCAGTAATTTTCATATATATCTCCTTTTGTGGATAACCACTATAAGTCAATTATACCTTAGATGTCTTTTTGAGGCTGACTTTTAGAACCATTAAAGATTTCATCAATTTCATTTGCGTCAAGTTTGCCATCATTAAGAAAGGCTTTTGCAAGACCTTCAACAACTTTAGCAACTCCGCCAATTCCAGCCATAAGGACTGCTTGGGGGAGGTTGACTCCAGCAATAGAGCCAGCCCCAATTACTCCAAGACCAGATGCCCCAAATACAGCAAGTATTCTCAATAATATATTTTTAGTATTATTCATTTTATTTTTCTCCTTTTTTACTCAAACAAAGTATTGTTTATTCTATAAACTAAAAACTCTTGAGCTCCAATATTTTTATTTTGAATTAAAATATCATCTAATTCATAAAAGAATTTGTTAATTAATTTATACATAGTCTCAATGTTTCCTATGTAAATATTGTCAATTCCATAATTATTTTCATTATCAAAAATAAATGCATTTTTTGTAAATATCATTTTATTATTATCTTTTATAAAGTTAATAATTTTTTCTTTTTCAAAATTATTACTATTGTCCATAATGTCAAATCTTAAATTTATAATTGCTTTATTTTTGTCTACATTTTTATTATGGATATCTTCTATTACTCTATGTTTTCCATACCAATAATTTTTCCAACCAATGAGTGGAGTGGTTATATTCTGAATATTTCCAGATGTATTACCTATCAAAGTTATTTGAGTATCATCATCAATAATAATGTTTTTAATTAAATGTTGTAAATCATCAAAATAATCATAAATAATTTGATTATTTACTTTTTTATTATTAACAGCTATTTGTCTATAGCTAATATTGTTCGCAAATATATCCCAAGTATGTATAAAAATTTTTAAATCTGGGTATAGGGCATAAATTTCTTTCACCAAAGAGTAAAGATCCTTTCTTTCAAATGAATTACGGATATGCCCTCTAATCATAAGTATCATTTATAAATCATTCCTCTTTTTTAATTAGTGCTCCAAACATATGGACAACAAAAGCAGTAACTGTTAGCCATAATCCATAAGTTTGAGTTTTGCCAGATAATGTAATTAAAACAATTACACCTCCAGATAATGTCCATGCCAAAGCATGGAGTTCTTTTAATATTTTTTTAAACATTATTTTCTCCTTGATCGGCTACTACCCCGATCTGTATTACCAGAACCACCGCCTCCGGATGGTCCACCAGCACCTCCACCCGATGGGGCAGAACTGCCTCCAGAGGGCATAGGAGCTGTTGTAATCATTGTTAAAGTAGTTGTTACAGCAATGAGTGCCCTTCTTGCTTTTACATCTATCCCAGAGCCTGTAGGGATATAATCATCAAGACCTTCTCCGAAGATGTCAATCGCCCCCTCGAAGGCTTCTTTAATTTCAGTTGGGGCATCGGTAAGTGTTTCAACAAGAGCAACTTCTTCTGCTGGAGTAAGATTCTCAACAGCAATTTCTTGGAAGATTTCTGTAGCTTGATTTGCGTCAATACTTTCCAAAACCTTTGCGCTCGTAGCAAGGTCTGTTGCTTGGTCTTCTGTAACACCAAGTTCCAAAACACTGTCAACAGCATTAGACACCTGTTCTTCAGAAACAGAATCTGACTCTAAAATTCCAACAACCGCTTCAAATTGTTCATCTGACAACGGCGTATCTAATACAGAGTCAATAACTGATGCAAATTTTTCATCCGAGATTGGCTCATCAAAAATAGAATCAAGGGCAGCAGAAAATTGCTCTTCAGATAACGGCTCAGAAAAGACTGCATCGACAGCAGCTTCAAATTGTTCTGCACTTAGTTGAGATGTATTGTCAAAGACAGCTTCCACTGCAGCAGAGAAGTTTTCGTCAGACATAGGCCCATCAAACACTGAATCAATAACTGTAGAAAACTGCGAATCAGTTAAATCTTGACCAAGAAGAGAATTAACCACTGCCGTAAGTTCTTCAGGAGTTCCGACATCTGCTACTAAGTCATCAACAGCATTTGCAAGGTTTGCATTAGTTATAGGTGCATCGAAAATATCATCAACCGTTGCGTCTATAGTTTCTTGAACCTCTTGGGGAACTTCAATTGTTGGCGTTGGGTCTTCAGGAATTTCAACAGGTGTTGTATCTATTTCTGGAGTAGAAACTGGAGTTTGGTCCAACTCGGGAATTGAAACAGTGGTGTTTTCTGTTGGAAGTGTTTCAACAGGAGGGGGAATAACTTCCTCAACAGTCGTTGTAGTCGGTTCAGGCTCAGGTGCTATAGTTGTTGTAGAAGTTGTAGTGGAGGTTGTAGTTGAAGATGTTGTTGTTGTGGTCGGCACCACTGTCGTTGTGGTTGTGGTTGTTGTGGTGGTCGTTGTAGAAGTTGTAGTAGTTGGCTCTATTGTGGTAGAAGTAGTTGTGGTTGATTCCACTGTCGTAGAAGTAGTTTGAGTAGAACCAACACCGTTAAAACTTAATTCATATTGTAAGTTCCACCCTCCATTGGTATGCCAAGCATCAGGGTTGCCACAACAGATACCAGCCCTTAGCCTATAACGACCAGCAGGCACCTCCATTGAGATATACGACTGCAGACCAATGGAGTCATCAATGCTATAGAGAAGCGTTCCAGATTCGTTATATAACCAAAGCATAGGGTCTGAGTTATAACCAGCAATCATATAGGTTTGCGCTATGAACTGAGTAGTCTCACTGTATTCAAACCAAACATCCGTTGGCTGTGTGATTATTAGGTTTTCAGCCTTGGCGGGGGATGCAAAAATAGAAATAAAAATTAAAGGTATTAATACCCAAGAACCTTTTTTAAATCTTAATTGTCTCACCTAACAATAATACTAGATTATGAGTTAAGCAGAATACTCAACACCACTAATCGTAAAAGTACACTTATTATTAGCATTTACTACATAAATTTTTTGCTCAGCGCTAAGAACAATTCCTGCGTCATAAGAAACAGTTTCATTTGCATTAACAGTAAATGTTTTAAGAATTGCATTATTATTTCCCGGAGTGCCAGCAGATGATAAAAGATGAATATCACATGTTGCAGCAGTTCCAGTAACATTACAAATGTTAATATTTCTAACTATTGAATAACTTCCTGCAGTGTTAGAAACTGTGTAGACATTTGAAGCGGTGTCATTACCGATATATAAATTTTTTGGCAATAAGTTAGCCATTAGACCCCCATCCAGTAAAGGATTTGACCGTCAAAGACGGCCGTGTTCATTGATTGAACAGCAGTTGCATCTAGAACATGATCAACAGTTGAGCCAGCAGCGTGTGGCAATGCAACTGTACCGTCATAACCTCTTGATGCAACAGTAAAATCATTTGAGATTCTTGACGAAACTAAAATTTTTTCTTCATCAGTAGTAGATCTTCCTATGACTATAACGAACGGATTTGTATCGCCAGTTGGGAATGTAGAGCCATCAGATACACTAAAAGAAGTAGATGAGTTTGAAATATTTGCACTTAGAGTCTGGACAATAACAGCCCCAGAAATCTCTCTTCTTTCAATTCCCATATGAACTCCTATTAGTCAATTGTGATGTCTAAGTCACCAGTTGCAATTCTTAATGTGTCGCCAGCATCAAGAGATTTGTTTGCGGTTAATGTTCCATGAATAAGAATGTTTCCACCAGTGCTGTTGTCAAGAACAGCAACTGCGACTACGGTGCATGCAGGCATTCCAGTAAAGTCTAGGTTGCTTGAATTAGCTGTAGCACCACCTGTTGAAGCAGTCCATGCCCCTGCAATTCGAGCATAGGAGCCTCCTGTAACTTCTGTGCCTGCCGAAGAATCGGTCGGGGCAACGGTGTACAACGCAACATATGTTGTTGGCATTGTATATGCTGTTGTTCCTAGAACATGATCTAGAACTTTGTTTTCAGCGTAGTTTGTAAGGCTTCCTGCCATAATTAATCCTCCTTAGAATTAAGATAATCCTCAAGCTCTAATTGGTTTGGAGCTCTAAAATTGTCAAGAGTTAAAAGGAAGTCTGCTTGATCTTCCGAAACTTCTTTTATATTGTCTTCTCTTGTGAAAAAAATATCCCCTGATACATAAGATGCACCAGACTCAAAGATGATTACTTTTAAACCAGTTGCTGCAGGAGTATCTTTCTTTTCTGCTTTTGGTTTTGCTGCAGCCTTTTTTGCTGGAGCTTTTTTTACAGGATTGCTTTCTGCTTTTGCAGAAGTTACGTCTGTGCTTTTAATAACATTGTCACTCATAGTTAATAGATTACCATATCCTTATATAAAATGCGAGAAGGAGGGGAATTAACCCCTCCTTCCACAGAAATTTTATTTTCTAAATGTTAGAGGCTACGAAGCTTAACATTCTTGCCGATTACATACGAATCTGCGTTTTCAATGTTGTTACCAACACGCATAAACTGAGTATACTCAATTGTGTCGCTCTTTGGCTTGAACTGACGATAAACTGTAATATCACGGTGGATACCAATGATACGGTTGTTAGGGAATGTCAATTCAATGTGACCATGGGAACCGGCTGTACCTGAGTAATCGCCCGTAACGGTTTCTGGCATAAGTGGAACTTCCACCAATGGGATACCGAATGGAGAGATACCAGTTGAACCAGGACCACCATTCATACGCATTGAACCTTGCAAGAAAGCCATGTCACCTGCTAATGAGCCTGGTGATGGTGCGCCTGCAGTTGCGGCTGTAGCGGAGTTTGGATTGCCCAAGCTGTAGATTGTGTCCTGAACAACGCCTGAACCAGAGAAGAACTTCAGTTCATTTCTGCGCTGAAGGTACTTGGTTGGCATGTTGCGAAGGATACGGTCGTAAGTAGCTCTTGAAACCTGATTACCAGCTTCATCAACTGTACGGCCATTGGCTTTTGCAAGCTTAATGAAACCATCGACAGCCTTGATAAGACCATTGTTTGAAGATGTATTACCATTGATGAACAAATCGTCAAGGTCGTTAGCTGTTTGACGAGCCATAACCTGTGCGATGTGGTCTTCAAGGGAAGCGCCTTCAATGTTGTCCTCAAGTGACTCTGTTGATACGGACCAATCAAGACGCAACTTAACGGTGCTGATTGATACCTTGCTGAAGGTGACGGCTGCATTTGTGCCGTCATCTGTTGCCTCGGTTGCCTTTGAAAGCAAACGAGTTCCAACGGAAACCTTATCGATTTCCATTTGTGGAGTACGCATGCGAACGACTCTTGCGTTCTGCATTAATACTGATTGGTCAATGACGAAATCAAGGAAACGATTCGACTGGGCTGGCTTTAACAGACCACCAGAATCATTACCAACAACACCTGTTGTTACTTCATTAGCCTTTGAAAGAATTTCTTCTTGTGATGCCATATTATATTCCTCCTCTTATGACTCGTAACCAAGGGCGCTGATAACGCTCTGTGGTAAATATACGTTGTTCCATACTGACTTTGGAGCAGACTTGGCAATTGCCTCGTCTTCTTCATCGTCTTCTGGGTCAACACTCTTTTTGATAGCTCCAGCGTCAGCAAACTTGCTAACTTGCTCTTCTGTCTCAGAGAGAGCTTTTTCTGCGGCTTCTAATTTTTCTTGAAGTTCAGCAGTGCTGGCTTCAAAACCCTTTGTAATATTGTCGATCTTATCGTTTAGCGATGCCTCAACTTCTTCCTTAATGGAAGTAGCGAAGTTAGCCAACTTATCGTCAACAACAGCACTCAGAGCATCTTTAAGGACTTCAATATCCATATGTTCCTCCTGTGTGTTTTCATTAACTTCAACTATATCTGTTGTTGAAGCATTTTCTTGAACATCTGGAACAAGCCAATTGACTAATCTCTTCAAAAGAGATAGCCTATTTATTTCTTGTTCATTCATGTCTAAGACCATATCACAGTTTACATCATTTTGCAATAAAATATCCTGTGTTTCAATTAATTCTGTATCTTCTACAGATTTATTTGCAATCATTTCATCTTTTTCCTTTTTCTTTTTCTGGGGCTGTGTTGGAGTTTTAAAACTTCCTTGTGTTGGATTTTTAATTCCCGCACCCATATTCCCAGATGTGACTTCACCTTCTTTCTTCATACCTTTCTCTTTAGTATTCTGATAGCGTTCAAGAAGTCTGCGACCTTTTGCAGCAAGTTCTGCTGCATCTTGTGCGTTTTGTGGTACTGGTTCTCCCCAAGCTGCTGCAGAGAGAGCAAGCCTTGTAGGTCTACCTTTTGGATCTTTCATTGGACCAGATGGATTTGTAAAAAAGCGTGTAAGGAATGAGCCTTTTCTACGCATTTTCTCTGGCGTATCTGCTGCACCTCGGACTCCGGGCTTGAGATTTGCGCCCTCAGTCTCCTTGAAGTGTCTACGACCTGCAGCAGTCAGACCACCCTTAGGGTCTTTGAGAGGTTGCTTTGCTTTTTCAAAATCAATATCTTCAAGAACATCCAAAATATAGTCAAGATTGCCATCAATATCCATTTTGATAATATCAACAATTGCAAGTGCATTTGCGGGGTTATCAACTAAACTCAACTCACCAAGCGTATATTTTTTAATAATATTAACTGGTCGGCCTCTAAACATTTTTTCTGTAGACTCAGCCTTTTCCATAATTTTTCCACCAATGGAAAATGCTTGAAGAGTTCCATCAAGGATTTTTTCCCAAGTATCTTGGGCACCCTTTGAAATATAAGCACTTACTTTAATAGCCTTATATTTTTCACCATCTTCAGATTCAATTTCAACTGGTTCATAACTAATAGCTTTACCTACGGCAATGGGGTGATGCATTTCTCTAATATTTCCACCCCAATTCTTGAATGCCTCTAAAGAAGCACTAAACTCAACAATATCGCCGGACTTATCAATATTGTCAGCAGTAGCAATACCACTAACAATTCTTTCTTCTCTTTTGATCATATCAATAGGGAAAGATAAATTAAAGTTTTCCATGATTACCTCGTAATTTTAAATTATACACCATTATTTGTATAATTAGCCAACTGCGTAAGCTGCAAGACTTACTCCGGCTGTAACAACTTTAATCGTTGTATAGTCTCCCGGAATTTTATGGTATAAATGACTTCCATTAGTTGGTGAATGTGGAATAAGAATTTGATGTCTTCCATTTAATTCAATAACAACATTGGTGTTATTGTCAGTGTTATGGACAAACAAATAATCAGTGTGATGTCCAATTGACACCACTCCATCTGTGCTTGCGATAGCTGTTGTTGTATATACAATACTACTCATTTTTTTCTCCTTCAAATACCTTAACGGTATCTATATTGTCGCCAGAATCTTGACTCTGGCCTCTTTCTTTTTGATCTCCACTGCCTTGAACACCCGTTGGTGTTGAGCCAGCATCTGATCTAGACTTTGGTGGAATTGATGAAGCATTATTGGAATTGCCAACTGGCGCTCCTGCTCCTTCCTTTTTAACTTTTGTAGGGAAAGGAAGGACTTCATCACCATCTTTACGTTCTGGCAACCCAACCTTAGTTCTAACTTCATTTGGAGAAATAACTTCAGTTCTAAGATATCTATCGTAGATTCTTGATTCCATATCTTCATCCATAAGATCAATCTTATTAAGTTTGAATTGCAGAAGGTCTGTAAACTCTTTAACCAGACGATTGAGTTTCTTTTCAATAACTGCTTGATCTGGTCCAATCACTTGCATCTTAAATGTTTTATCGGCATCTCTTGACACTGCCAAGTTTGCATTGTCATAAACTCCGACTTTGGGAGCAGGAACCCTATTTGCGACAAGTATCTCATCACGGTTTGATTTACGATATTTATCAAAAGATGAATCTTGAATTCCGGCTTCTAATTTTTCAAATTTAATATCAGTATCAGAACCAATAGATGCAGGCAAAGGAATAATTAAAGTACCGTGATTGCGACCTTTAACTTCGTTTCTAAAATAATTAACAAGCTCTTGTTTCGAGCGCTGACTAATCTTTGCACCTTTAAGGATAATTGCATAACGAGGAATGGCTTTGTTTTCAAAATAGTCAATATTATATTCTTTAGCAAATTTGTCTCCAATTATTGCTGCAGCAGCAGAAACGGCTGCAGGAATACCATAATAAGTATTGTTTGGAGAATACATTTTAAAGTGAATAATCTCGTTAGGGCTTGGGTCCATGTTAATTGGGTCTTCCATCCCCAAGTCTTGAAAGTTTCTAAAGAATACAGCTTGAATCTTATTACTTCTAGAAATCTGTACAAAACCATCTCTTTTTCTACGAACTCTTACCATTGTTCCAGGGATATGACCGATATACCCAATCTTCCCAGAATTATTGCGACCAATTTCTAGATAACCGTTCCCAATTGTAAGAACATCTTGCCAAACACGAACCATTGTCTCAATCAAAGTCTCTTCAATATTAAGATCCTCAAAAGCGTCATCAAGTTCTTCTTTGAGATCTTGCATCTGTCTTCTCATTCTCTCAAGTTTTACTTTGTCATCTTGAACTCTTTCAATCTTCCTTTTAGCCTTCAAAGTTTCTTGGAATTCATAACCTAGACCAACGGTATTCATTACACGGGCATTAATAGCCGCATAATGAATAGAACTTTGATCATAAAGATGTGCAAGATTATCTAAATCATAAGGAGGATTGATAATGTCCCATAGTGAATATCCGTTAACAACAAGAGGATCAATATATTTACTTGCTGTACCGTCTTCGCCTTCATACTTCTTTTGAAGTCTTTGCGCTTTCCTCTTCATTCTTGGAGAAAGTGAAGACATTTTAACTGATAAGAATGGATCTGTTACTTTCTTTTCTGCATCAAAAGCGCTGTACGAGATATCGTCAAACTCTACTTCAACTTGTTCATCTTGAACGACTTCCATTTTTTGCATTAAATTGACCTCTGATGAGCGAAATATGCATCATACATATCTTCGTATGGGTCTGCAATTAAACCATTGGAAAGTCTTTCAGCTTGATCATCTCTTTCTGAAGAAGAAATTTTCCTTGCTCCAGCAATCCATCGGATAGTTCCTTCGTTAGTTCCAGTCCAATATTTGGCAGCCTGTGAAACACTTTTTTCAACCTTTGGGTCATTCATTAGCCCTTCTGCCGAAAGAACTCCATCGCCATCAGACAAAGGAAGACCGTCTGGAAGAATCCAAATACAAACACCATAGGCTCTTTCCGGAACCCAGATTTTCTTATTTTTAATAATGTCAGAACTCATATAGTTACAATTCTACATCACTTTCTTTAAATTATCTACACACTAGCGACAGTTTTATGTGATTAATGAACAATGTTGTCTTTAATAAGTTTGATTTCGCAACTATCTGTTGTGCAATAGCTTTCTCCAACTGCGTCAGCAGCCATTCCTGCATATACACCTTCAAAGTCAATCGGGAATAATTTCATCTCACCATCGTTGATATATTCATCTTCAGTAATTTGAGTGTAGGGCATTTGTGGATAAGTAAAGTTTCCAGAAGGTAGGAATGAAACAGTCTTTAATTGACCATCATACATATGAAGAACTGTCCCAACATGCTTTTGCTCAGTTTCCGAATCAAAAGATATTGTTACAGAAACAGAATTATCTGACCAATATCTCTGAGCAACAGAGGCAATCGCCATCTTTTCAAAGATAGTTACATCACGCTCTGCTCTTTCAGCATCAGATTTAATTGGGAAAAATACAACAGATGTTGTATCTGGAGATTCAGATGCAGGCTCAACACGATAAT